ATGGTACTTAAAAATATCCCTAAGATTAGTCAGGTGGGTTGTAGGTATCGTATCCAAACCATGATACATGGTAAAAGATACTCAGCAACGAAATCATCAGAACAAGAATGTATAGACTGGTTTAATACACTGTGCCAAGAACTGCTTTATTTTAATGAACAAAGTAACCTGAGTTTATTAGAAGTGATTGATATATACAGAAATAAAGTACTAAGCTTGCGTAAAAACGGTAAAAGAGCTGAGAGTATTATTAATATTATGGTGAAACAGCACCCTGATTTGGTTACAACTGCAATTACACAAATTACCCCCAAACAATTATCTGCATACAGGGACAGACGCTTATTACAGGTATCTCAAGGTTCTGTATTACTTGAATTATCTTTTTTAAATTGTGTATTTAATTATGCAATTAATGAGTTATATATTTTTGAAACCAATCCAATGAATAAAGTCAAACGACCCAGTAAACCAGCTTCTAGGGATAGAAGAATTACCCTTGAAGAAGAAGCCAAAATACTACAATGGACAGGTTATACTTTAGGGGATGTTCCTGATACTTGTAGAAAACAAGTGGGTTGGTGTTTCTTATTTGCCCTGCAAACAGCCATGCGTAGGGGAGAGATATTAGCACTTACTAAAGACCATATCCATGAAAACTATGTGCATATTAGTCATAGTAAAAATGGTATGGCTAGGAATGTGATCTTAAATACAACAGCAAGACAAATGCTAAAACAAGTTACCCCATTAACAGACAGGTTATTTTGTATTCGCTTAGATAATTTTAATTTGATATGGAGAAGAATGCGACAGCAATTATGGATTAAAGATTTACATTTTCATGATACAAGACATGAAGCCATATCAAGGATGGTTAGGGATTTAAATATCCCTGTAGAAAAGCTGGCTAAAATTACAGGACATAAGGATATTAAAACCTTAGTAAATGTTTACTATAACCCTACTGTTGATGAATTAGCCAGTTACTTTAATTAAAAGTTACCCCCTTATTAGGGGGTAACTTATTATAGCTGTACATCATTAAAATCTAAATCACTCAAATCAGAATCAATCTGACCTACAACATAAGATGTAATCTCTGTTTCTTGTGGGGCTACTTGGACATTATCAGAAGATAACCAATTATTAATCCAAGGGATTGGGTTTTTGGTATTAAAAACAGGCTCTAAGCCAATGGCACTCATACGAATATCGGTAATATACTGAAGATATTGAGTCAATATCTCTTTATTTAAACCAATCATAGAGCCGTCTTTAAATAAATAGTCAATCCAAGCTCGCTCTTGTTCATAAGCAGACTCAAATATATCGTAAATCTCATCTTTACATGTTTGAGTAATTGTCTGATAATCTTCATGTTCTTTTACCAATAAAGTTAGGATATGTTGTGTACCATTCAAATGTAATGCTTCATCTCTTGCAATTAATTTGATAATCTTAGCATTACCTTCCATCACTTTTCGTTCAGCAAAAGCAAATGAACAGGCAAATGATACATAAAAGCGGATAGCTTCAAGCACATTGACGCTCATAATGCACAGATATAAGCGTTTTCTTAGCTCATACATATCTACCTGCTTACCTTGCTGATACTCTAAAGATAAGCTATGTAGTTCATCATAGTATTTTGAGATGGATTCAGCTCTTTTGATAATCTCAGGGTTAATCACAATATCATCTAAAATCTCACTGGGATTATTAAAGATATTGCGGATAATGTGCGTATAACTACGAGCATGAATACTTTCAAAAAAAGCCCATGTTTCAATCCAAGTTTCAAGTTCAGGTACTGAAACCAAAGGTAATAATACAACATTAGGACTACGACCTTGTACACTATCTAGTAGTGTTTGGTATTTTAGATTAGATACAAAGATATGTTGTTCATGTTCAGGTAGCTCAATAAAGTCTCTACGGTCTTTAGATACATCAATCTCCTCAGGTCTCCAAAAGAAACTGATTTGTTTTTCTGTAAGCTGTTCAAAGATAGGGTATCGTTGTTTATCAAACCGTGATACATTCACTGATTCACCCAAGAACATTGGCTCTTGGGTAGCATCATTGGGGTTGGGATTAAATACAGAATACATTAATACTCCTTGGTTTAATGTTTAGGAAATTCAGGGATTGGAAGCCAATACTTAACATCATTAAATCCAGCAACAAAGCTATCACCTTCTGAATTTAACCATTCTAAGGTTTCAGTGAAATCAACATATTCATCAACGAAGTTTACATCATATTCAATTAACTGACCTACGGCTGGTACAAGCGAATCTTCACCAAGATCTACTGCCAGTAACACTGGTTTACCAGTAGGTGGTAACTCCTCCAAGGTATCTATCCATTCATTTTCTGTATGCTTTTTAATAATATCAATAGCAATAGCAATACCAGCAGCCACTGATTTACTTTTCTTAGTATCCAGGGCTGAAATATATGTATGGTGGGTTTTGAGTTCACTAATCAGTTTTCGTATATTCATTTAATCATCTTCCAGTACTGGTTTACCATCTATATAATCTACAATGACTTTACCTGTATAAATATCTAAAGGTATTACCTGATCATAGTCGTAGTTACCGTACTCACCAAAGAGTAAATTGTCATCATAACCTCTGACAATATCTTTAACTACACCATCGGGCAGTAAGATGTTACAGATAACATAAGCATAGCCATCATTAAGCATCTTTTTAACAATTGTATCAGGTGTTGGTCTTGGTTTTTCAAACTGTATATGTGGATATAAATTCGTTAAAAGCTCATAGTTAAGCTGAGTTGCATGAAAGATACTTTGAGCCAAATGATGTTGAAATTTTTTTCCATTTAGCTCAAAGAAATTACCTACACCCAAATCTACATTAACAGTGTCTTCACCATGCTTTAGCAGTGTTAGAATTTTATCTGACATAAGGGGATAATAAACTTTATCACCAGCTTTAAATGTTTGATTGTTCATAGTTTTAACTTCTTTGTTTAGTCAGGTAATTAAGCACTATATCATCTAACGCATCATAAGCTTTAGAAGTTTCTTGTAAACAGGTAATCAAGTTTTTGCTTAACGATAAGAGTGTTTTTTTAAATGCCTCATCTGTATAGTCACCAATCGTAGGTGATGGATCGTCCATATAATAGTTAAGCTCTTGCTTCGCTATATGGGTTTTATCATTACATTGATACCACTCAACATAGGCTTGACCTATCATTTCTAAATCTGTCATATTAAAATCCTCATTAAAAAAGCTACCCAGCTAGGTAGCTTTTGGTTTAGTTATTTACTTAAGCTTTACTAGAGGGTTCGTAGTCTTCCACTGAAATAGTCAATGTAACTTTCTTTATACTCATGTTAAAGTTGTGCACAGATTTCTGCATTATTAGGGTTTACCCTGATACATTCTCTCACAGTGTCATACTTTATTAAAAAACCCATGAATACAAACAAAATTAACACTATTACACAAGCCGTAATAGCAAAGACTAGATTATCTTTATCCATAATCTAATTCACCTTATTGAAATAGCTTGCGTGTCTTTTCTACTTGCTGGTTTTCAGGAATCATAGGCGTATCATCTTCTAAGATGTCATCTGTTGTGTCATCTGATGTGTTAAATAACGCTTTAGCAGGCTTTTCTTGTTTAGCTGGTATATCACTACCTTTTGGTTTATTATTGGGTTTATTAGGCTTTACAGGCTCTTGTACACTGTCTTTAGCCTCTTGTCTATTTGGTTTATTCGTATCAATTTTTACACCTTCTGATGTAATTTCAATATGAACTTTATCAGTATCAAGGCTAAGCCCTTGATTGTTTAAGTATTCAATAACAGCTTGGTTTAGTTCTATGTTGTCTAAAGTAATTTTCATTAAAGTTCTCCTTAGTAAACGGCAGTATGTGTCGCAACAATGGCATCACAGATATGTTCTTTTTTAGATTTAGGTAAGTTATCTAACCAGCCTTTGGTATCGGGATAATTTTCTGCTACCCACTGAATAACTTCATCTTTAGTCGCATTTTTTTTACCCACTGTTTTTTTCACTTCTTGTGGGGGAATATTAATGAATGGGCGGGTTTTAATACCATCATTAAATGCTAATACACTACATAATGAAATACAAGTCGCATAAGACACCATTGCTCTTGATGATTGGCTTCCTACAGGTAATTCAGCAACGATATAGTCAGGTTTATGCGTAGTCATTAACTGCTTTAACTGGCTGTATAATTGAGTTGCTGAAAGTAAATCTTGTAGGTTTTGTTTTTGTTTTGTATTTGGCCTTGAGTGAATGACACCCCCTTGATGAAATGTTAATTTATTATCAGCATAGGTTGCAATACAATAACCCCAGTTGCGTAAACTGGGGTCAAAGCCAATGATAGTCACTGGTTGGTTACTCATTCATCCACCTTACTGATAAATAGAATCTCAAAAGGTAGTTCGCTATAAAGCTCTTTAATCGTTTGGAGCTCTTGAGCAACCTCAAAGTTCTCTGTATGAGCAATACGCTGGCTTAATAACCATTGATTATTTTTATGCCATTCAGTAACCAATTCAATAACATCTTGTGCAGTTTCTAAAATAGTGTGTGTAGTCATGCTAATTCCTTATGCAAATAGTGATGAAGTTTTCTTAGCAGGTGCAGAAGCAGTAGGTTTCTTGTTAGCAGTTTTATCTGATACTTGACCTTCCCACTTTTCAAGCCAATCGTTCATGAATTGAGCAGAATCAATTTCTGCACGGACTTCATTAACTGTACGGTTGTCTTTTGCTGAGAACACTTTATTGATACTGTTTTGTTCACGAGTCTCATCAGTGTCTACATAGTTACCTGAGTTATCTTTGGTTTGTTTAAATACCTTTTCTTTTAGGATACCTAGCTTAACTGTTTTACCAATCATTGCAGTTAGCATAGGTACTTCAGTAGGTACTTCTTTTTTAACATCAAAGTTATACAAGTTAATAACTTTGGTTTCTTCTTTTTGCTCAAACAAAGCTTTACCAGTAGTAAATAAACTAATCGCATCAGCATTAATAAATGAAGGTAGATAGTTACGCTGACCGTTTCGTTCATAGTAATTTTTACCTTCACGGTTAGTTACATACATGGTTTCTTTAATGGTTTTACCATCCACATCAAATTCAAAGTTTACTGCACCTGCACCTGATTTTGCTTGTGATAGATAGGCATATTTGACAGTAGCATCATAAACACCTGATTCTAGAATTGTAAAGCTACCACCTAGTGTATCTTTGTCGTCATTGATGTTGTCTTGGTAGCTTAGGTTAGATAGAAAACTCATAATAGTTCCTCCTTTTGGGTTGGTTGATTAAATTAATATTGAGCTTGGGTCTTACCATGATTCTCATGGAAGCCAAGCTCTAATGCTTTAGCTTTACGAGCACTGATGGCTTCATCAATGTCTGTAAAAGATTTTTGATAGACTTTCTTTCCATTAAGTGTAATTTCAGCGATATAACGCTTTCTGCGTCTGCACCACCAAATACCTATCTCATCTACACGGCTATCTTTACGGGTCTTATTTCTTTGGTTTTCAGAACGTGTAACTTGTCTTAAATTACTAATTCTGTTGTCATCACGAATTTGATTAATATGGTCTATTTCATGTTTGGGCATTTCACCATGTACATAAAACCAAGCTAATCTATGCTCAGGATAACGCTTACCAAATAAAGAAATAACACGATAACCTGCAGAGTTTTTTGTACCTGCACGAGTATGTAGATGAATGTTTTTATTGGGTCTTTTAATCCAAGTAAATTCTCCTTTGGTTTCGTTATACTTTAGGTAAGATGTTAGTAACTCATGGGTTAATGTACTTTCTATGATACTCATCTACGATTCCTTTAACCAAATTGTTTGTAAGGTCTCTAGCGTAAGGGGATAGTTTTATAGCATCATCCATAGTATTCATTCAATCTATCAAGAACAATTTGAATATTACTATCAATGAATGTTTCTGATTCAGCCCACATATCTAATGGCTCTCTTAAACGCTCAGTTACAGTATCTTTAGTAAGTCTCGTTTGGATACAATGTTTATATCCCAACTCACGCTCACGGTCTGTGATATTTAAAAAAGGAGTATTAATACCTTCTAAGTCATTAATTTTGATTTTCTTAACTGAGATAATAACATTAAAAAAGCTTTCTATACCTTGTGCTTTTAAAGATCCCTTAACAGGCACAAAAGTCTCTTTAACCATTTCAGCCTCATTAATTTGATCAACTGTATGGGCTGTAAAGATAATCTTTTTTGTGGATTTCGCTACATAATCTAACATTAAATCTGTGATATAATTTTGAAATCTTCCCCAAGCTTTTTGAGGATTTTTGGCTGTATGGACAATTTGCTTTTCTGCCATAGTTAATAAGAAAGTGAGACTATCAATTACAATAGTATGAACATCAGATTGAGTTTCTGCATAAGTAAAAGCTTCATGCACTTGAAACGGGTCAGTGATGGTGTACATCTTAAACTTATTGGCTTCACGGTAGGGGGGACGCTTTCCATTTTCGCAGTTAAGATACATAACACCTTCAGGATTTCTAAGGGTGCGTAAACAAGTCGTCTTACCCATTGTGGATTTACCACAGACTAAGACTAAATGATCATTAATTTGAGTCATGATTACTCCAGTGATTAAAAGAAAACCCACAATACGGCAGCAAAGCCATACTGTAGGAAGATGCTATGCTATTGAAGTTAGCTTTGCAGCAACACTATGGAAGATGGTGTTATATAGCTCAATTTCATCAAGTTTATCCACCATCTTATTGTTTAATGAGATGACTTTATCCTTGATGTTATCAAAGCTAAATCCAGCATCTACCAATATCATTGCAAATCTCAATAGCATATTATTACGGTTACCATCACCAGTATTATTAATAACCCATCTTTCTAGGTTATCCATTTGGCTTTGATCTTGTAATAATTTTTCTCTTTCTTCATTCTTAGAAGTCTTAGGAATGAAGGGTAAAATATCAAATAATTCACCTTCAGTAGTATGTACTTGTGCATTTGGATTTGTCAGCCATTTCTTAGCTCTTTGTCCACACTGAGCATCTACTTCAAATGGTAATGAATTAATGACATTGTTATACAGCTCTTTGTATTCTTTAGAGTCTAACTTAAGTGTGTAGTTCAAAGGTAAAATAATACGATATCTGTCTTCACCATTTTCTTGATGGCGTTTGGTTGTATAATAAATTGCTGTATATTTTTTCAATAGCATCATAGCAGTTGTAAGCTTAGTACCACTATCTACATCTAAAACCAAGAGATTAAAACCTTCTTTGGCATTTTCTTCTTTGCGGTAACCATGCTCCACATGATGACTAAGCCAATGAAAATCAGCCATTTGAACTAACTGTGATAAGTTTTCAATAGAAACTGTGTCATTGAAATAATCACTTGTCATATCAGGACTATTGGTATAACTGACAATCAGATTATCTAAATTGGTTTCTTGGATAGTATCTGCATGTAAAAATAAAATACTATCTGTAAAAGACTTTTTAATGACAATGTTATTCTTATATCCCCAAGCAATCGCCATCATAATTTGCTCATCTTTTTGGGCTTTTGAACCCCTAAATGATGGTAAATCTTCATCTAAATCAGCCAAAGTTACTTGTGTTTTAGTTTGGGCAAGATAATTAGCCAGTTTGATATAAGGTCTTTGTGGTGTCATTAACCTTACAAATGCTTGACCTGAATCTTCAGCCAGTTTAATCGCATATTCAATATGCTGTGGGCTGATTTCATCTTGTTGATCAATAAACGCATAAACACCTGCTAGTTTCATCACTTTGAAATAACGGTGTTCTAGTTCTGCTTTCTTGATACTTTCAAGTTCACTAAACTCACTACTTGCTTTTTCACAGTTGAGTTTATACTCAATCAATAACTCAACAGATGCTGTTGGTAAGCTAATTGTTTTATTGATTAATGATAAGTCTGCTAACAAACCAAACTTGTCTGAGAGTTCTTCAATGAAGTCATCATCATCTTCATTAAATAGCTGAGCCATGACTTCATCTACAGATAGCTTAGTCTGCTTAGAAGCTCTATCTGCATAACCAAAAAAGCATCTTCGTGCATAACCCATCTCAAGCATTTCATAGAATTGTTCTTCAGTTCTAGCACCATCTAGTAACTTAGTAGGTGTACCAAACAAGAGCATATTTGCAGGTGTATAGCCTTCAATACGCTCAAAGCGTGTGTTCTCTGCACTGGATTTAACCAATTTATCTTTGATTAAACCTTTATCATATAGCTCTAAATAGGCTGTTAGAGCTTCTATAGAACCGCTGAAGTTAGCACCAATTTCATCTACTTGTAGGTTACATGAGCCTGCATTTGCCATTAATAGCTTCTGTCTCATCTGCTTAATAGCAGGTACTGTTGCACTATCAAAACTAAATAACAATGCACCCAGCTCTTGAAATGCTTTAGCTAATTTATGTAGCTCATCTTCAATGTCAGTGCCATTACGAGTAGCTCGTTTAGCTGCAATGGCTTCACAATTCTGTTCTGCTGTGATAGGAAAAGTATGCTCTAAGAATACAGATTTAAAAGTATTAATAACTTCATTTTCCATAAGGCTTGTACTGTGTCCCTTGCCTGAGCCTGATGGGCTAAGTGCAATACCATATAGGTTTACTGGTATGGTTTTCTTACCTGTCCAACCTTTGATACTAACACGCATGTGAGAAGCCATGAGAGCTAAATAATAAGCAACAATCACTCTAAAGAATAAAGGATTGTTGTTCTGTGTCTTGGTTTGCAATATCTCTACAAGTCTTTCACTAGTAGGGTGATAGTGCATTTCTTCTATTGGTTTCATGGTAATTTTCCACAATAAATATGAACGAAACGATAAACAATAAAAGCAGTCATTAAATATGTATAGATATAAATACCGCTTTTAGCATCTAAGGTAAAATAGTAAAAACAGTAAACTAGAATCAGATTCAAAGCAGTTACTGTCATAAATCCATTCATTTTCTTCTCCCCCAAAAACTCACAAGCTCATGTAAGAGATAAAAGAAAACGGTTAAGCCAATAAGACTAAAAGTCATAAAATGAGCATCACTCATTAATTACTCCTTAATAGCATAGTCATATAATTTACCGTTATCTGCTAAAGCTCTGCGGATATAGGTATCTTTGTTTTCTTCCATATACTCAGCTAATTCTTGATTGTGCGGATAAATATTCTTATACATAGGTTCAACAACGATAGCTGTCACAAGTAAAGATTCACCATGCTGTGATGCATACTCTTTTGAAATGTTACTTACACGGCAATGACAAGGTAAATCATCTTGGTGTATCTCTAAATAATCATTAATTTTCATACAATTAATTCTCCGCTATTGATATAACTGTCTTTTTGGGTACATAAATGAAATGCAGGACAGTATCTACAAGCAACTACTTGTCCTTTGACTTCTTTCACAATACCCTTGCCACGATGCTTGGTTGTCATATAAGCAATGGCTTCAGACATAGAATCAAAGTTTTTGGTACTTCTGTCTGTTTTGTTTGGGTCTTTGTAATATTTATATAGGGTAGGTTTACGCCATAAGTCTTTAGCAGTGCAATAAGGCAGTTCAGCTTCATCAGTATTTTGATACTGCTTTATTTGATTTACTTTATCTGTAATCCAAGTATGTGTTTCATTTAGTGAAAGTAGTGGTATCTTTTGGCTGTGTATACGATTGGGGGGATAATCTTTATTCCTAAAGGACTCTGCTTTATTAAAATCCGTAAAGATATAATGAATGGTCATGTAATCTTTGGTGATGATATCAGGATTAAGCCAACGATAAATAGAACCCTGTAGTCTATAGTCATCAGTTTTGGTTTGATTAAGGTAGGTGTAAACAGAAGTAGATTTAAAGTCCTGTACCTGTCCTTCAGCAACAAAATCAAACTTACCTGAAATGGTATAACCGTTAATGGTTTTATTACTGCGTCTTTCCATATAGATATTAATATCTGATGGGTTTGCATGTTCAGGGTTAATCTTAATCTTAGAGATGACTTTATCATTAAAGCCAAGTGATTTAAGTGCATCATTTGGATTAAGCCAAGCATGCTCAATGGCTGTATGAATAGCACTGCCCATACGAGATGAAACCAAATCAGCAATATCTACAAAGCTATCTAATGAGGATAACCTTTGGCTTAGGATGATCTGTCTGATTGGTTTTAATAAAGTTGTGGCACTAATGACATCATCAGAACCATCATAATTATCTGTTGCTAAAAATACTGCTAATGGTAGGGGAATGTTTTGCCTATTTGTATAGTTCATAGATTGCTCCATCAATAAAATACAAAACCAAAATACCGCCAAAGGCGGTATTTAATATGAATTTCAATAAGTATAGCTGTATTGGTAAGCACTAAAGTAATTTGGCATTTTCGCTCATTTTTTTTTGCTCCTAAAAAGCCCTTGATTTACAAGGGCTGTGGGTATGTCACCGACATTAATGTCGTCGAGTTAAAATTGATTTTATTGCGTATAAGTCATTGGGACTAAATCGCCAGCCATCTTGCTTGTTTGTGATCGCTTCAAAGCACCACTCACTACAAAAGTATTTGTGTGGATGTTGCCGTAATCCCAAAACAACACCTAAAGCACCTAAGAGATCATAGCCTGATCCTTTTGTCGCATCGTAAAAATGTCTGATTTGCGACTCATCAATATCCAGCTTGATTAAGTCCCATTTGTCATCGAGCATCATTGATTTGCGACGCACACCGCCATCACGAATGGACGATGAATAGCACTGATAAATGTTGTTGTGAATGTGTACTGCAATCTCACAATGTGAGTATTGACCTCGTGTGAAAAAGCGTGTCACTGCATCATAAAAACGGTAAGAGAACTTGTCAGCTCCCCCTTTATATAATGCTAAATAAACTTTTCTATGCATAAATAGCACTCCATCCGTCTGAGTAGTCATACTCAAGTGGGTTATCAGATTCAAGCATGGCTAGTCTGTGTTTTTCAGCGTTAGCGAAATCTGCTTGTTCTTCTGTTAGCATCGTCATGGCGATCTCATTGAGCAAATCTTTGGTCATTGGCACAAATTCGTTATCCATCGTTTTCCACATCAGGTGATCAGGCAGTTTTGGCAAGACTTGCAGAGCGAGATACTGCGTGCGAGAGCTGTCATCGTTATGAAACCATTTACCCACAGATTTGATATATACGCCTCCACGGGTGTTGGTATGGCGTTTTTGTTTGATGTCTTCCCAAACCCAAGCTTGCCGTGCCTTCTTTAAAGCGATATGATCTGTATCCTGCGGTGTGTATGTGATTTTACCCTCAACATACTTAAGCTCATACGGTGATGTGCTATATGCTAAGTATGTTTGATAGTCTTCATCAGTGATTTTAATAAAACTAGAAGTATCAGCATATATACTTAAAAAATCGCCATGAATAAAATCAAATCTGCCTGAATCGTCAATCAAATTAATATAGTGCATATTAGTACCCCTCTACAATGATGCTAAGATCAATTTTGTTATTAGTAGTATTGCCCTGATAACCACTAAACTGAATTCTTACTTGTGACTTACTTCGTGTATTACCGCTGATAGGGTCAATATTATAAGTCCAATCCCAACCCACAATACAACTGCTTAGTGTATTACCCAAGCTAGAACTCGTAATTTGTGGAATTGCTGAAATAATTTTATTAGGCATTGCTGTGGGTAAATTAATGATTTTTGCGGGTGTGTGATCAGAACCACCCACAGATGTGGTATTCACATCAAAAAAAGCAGGCTTAATGCCTTCTAAGCGTACTAAATATACAATCCTTCCATCAGGGAATGTAAAAGTATCAATATCTGAGTAAACAGCATCAGTAGAACTTGTGCCATGCCTTCTTTGGTAAAAATACCTGTGTGATTGTCTGTTTAACACACCAGTGATACTGCCCCGTCTAGAACTTGAGTTTATCAACTTTCTCACTTCGTTTAGAGCAAATTCAGTAGCTGCAATCGTTTGTCTTACGCCGTTTGTACTATTAGATAGCTGTACAATACCTGCATTATTTATTGTTGCACTGGGTACATTAGATATATTAGACCATTGGTGTGTATGTGCTGACGGTGTAAAATTTGCTGGTTTATTAGTAATACTATTCCAAGTGTGGCTGTGATTTCTTGATGCTTTATTATCTAATTCACGCTGTAAATTAGTAATATCACCAATCGCATGTCTATGTGCTGACGGTGTAAAATTTGCTGGTTTATTGCTGATAGCTGACCAAGATACATTGGCAGTAGGCAGAGTAATATCCTGTGTGCCATCAAAAGCAATGCCATTAATCCGTCTTGGCGTTGTCAGTTTTTGAGCAGAACGAGCAGACGCATTTGAATTTAACTTATTGTTTAAAATACCTTGTAACCCGGAGACTTCGGTAATTGTATGTTGATGGTTGATTGATGCTTTTGTTGTTAATGCTCGGTTTAAAGCATCAGATGTAACAAATGCTGTTGTATCACTACTGATCGCATCTGTAATACCGTAGCCTGCCAAAGTCGTTGGCTTATTGGTAATATCACTAAAGCTGTGAGTATGTGTATTAGGTGCTTTACTATCTAATCTATGCTGTAAATTAGCAATATCACTAATCGCATGTCTGTGTGATTGATCAGCTTTCGTAGCGATTTGTTCAGACAGCTCATTAACACTTGATTTAGTAGCTAAATGTGAAGTATCAACACTGATATTGTTTAGCTCTGTTTTTAACGCATAACGCTCTAATTCAGCACTTAGATCAGTAACTTCGCTCATTGTATGTGTGTGCGATAGATCAGCTTTCGTGCGTTTTAATGACGCAATTTCATCATCGATTTTACTGTCAATAGCTGCAATAGAATTAGCTCGTAACTTAGTTTCAGATTTTAACGCTTCTGAAGCTTCAGTTACTTTATTTGCAAGTGTTTCAACACTGGTTTTTGTTGCTAAGTTTGATGTATCAATCGTCAATCCGTCAGTATTGATTTGCGGGATTTCGTCTTTAGTAGCATATTTTGACAATATTGTGTGCAGATCAGCGATGTCACTTGCTTGATGCACATGGGATGACGGTGTAAAGCTTTGTGGCTTATCAGTGATACTTGACCATGTCAATAAAGATAAATTAGGTGTTTGGTCTCTGGTTGGATTGCTTAAGTTATTCATTAAGCGTCTGACTTCCCCCAAAGCAAATTCAGACGCTGCTTTTGTTTTATTTGTACCGCTGGTTTCATGAGATAAGGTTACAATACCTGCTTGGGTTGTTGTTGCTCTATCAATTGCATGACTGTGGCTGGTTGCTGTGGTTGTATTAGTACTGTTTTGGGTGATGGTACTGGGTGTACCTAGAACAATCTGAAAAGAGTTAGCCAGTGTACCCCCACCAGTTAGACCATTACCTGCGGTAACTTGATTTAGCTTTAAGGCTTTTTGGTCAATAGTTGTGTTAATTCTATCTATGTCTGATTGATTGGCTTTAGCATTAAGCTGTTGATTGAGTGTGTTTTTATCTACTTTGTTTTGCTCTAATGCACGGATTTGTCCATCTAATTGCTGTTTGTGTGTGTTTACTGTTTGGGTTAAACCAGCAATGTCAGAAGTACGGTTAGCGGTTTCTGTGTCTAAAGCAGATTGATTGGCTTTGGTAGCCATATCAGCTCTTAGCTGATTAATAATACCATCTTGTGTTTGTTTATTGTTTGCGATTGTTCCTTTTACTGCTTCAATGGCTTGATTGCGAGCTGTTGTCTCTGCTGTCAATGATGCTTGATTGGCTTTCTTGGCAATCTCTGTATCTTGGCTTTGGTTTTTGGCTGTATTTGCTGTAACTTTGGCTTCTAAAGCAGCCAGTGCTGTTTGATTGGCTTTTTGATTGATTAGTTCATCTTGTGCTTGCTTGTTTCTTGTGATGGTTTGATTGATGGTATCAATCTGTGAGTGTCTTTGCTGTGTTTCTGCTGTTAATGCTCTTGTTTGGGTTTGGGTGGCGGTTTGTAGTTGTTCTTGTGTTGCTAATAAAGCAGTTTTATCGTTTACTTTAGCAATCACACTGTCTAACTGAGGTTTAGTAATATAATTACTAAAATCTGCCCCTGAATGTAAGGGATTACCTGCTAAAACCAGGGGGGTAATGTGATTACCTACAGCTTTGGCTTCTACAGTTGTTTGAGTGGTTTGACGGATATAGCGAGAAGTAACAGCAGTAGTTTGTTTTTGTTTAGGAGCTAAAGTTAATAGAGTATTCCATTTTGTACCGTCATGAGAATACTCAAGTACCGCCTCTTCATCACTACTGTTGGTAAATAAAGTTTCAGGATAAGCTTCTAGTAAAATCACTGTCTGCTCATTTTCTAGCGTATAGTTGTCTTTGACATAAATCATAAAAAAGTCTCCATAATTAGGAGACTCCATCATAATTCAATTAAGGATTACAAAGGTAATTTTAGCTGATCTGCTTTGGTGTATTGCTGAACGACATCTGTGGCTTTTGGGTCATCAGATAACTCATTAACAACTAACTGAGCATAACCTGCAATATCTCGCCAAGTGTCTATAAAATAAGAGTCTCCAGCAATTAAGCGAGAGATTTTATGAGCAATCATATCTAAAGCTTCTTGCTGGTATCTAGGCATAAAGTAGAAATTACCATGATCTCTGAACATAGATTTTAAACCCATACTGATTGCACTGTTCTCTTTAAAATTACCGTGGGTATTTTTCCTTTGTTCAAGGGTTTGTTCTAGGGTCATATGTTATCTCCAATTTAAAAAATATCGTCAGACAGTGTACGGTGTTTGTATGCAATAATCTTAGTTGATGTCTTGTTTCTATAGACAGGTACATAGTCATAATAATGAGCAATGTCCCTAATCATAAGGTCAGATGGACTGATTTTCTTTAGTTGGCTTAAGAAAATATAACCTTCTGTATTAGTCTCAAATAATTGCCTTAGTTGCTTACGCTGTTGTTGTGGGTTCATTTACTTTTTCCAAAAAATAATGACTATTTAATACATAATGTTTATTAGCAAATTCTATAATCTCATCAATACTATCAAAATCCATTAAGATATTACGAGCATTTGGTTTAATCCTATTCACAATCGTTAGTCTATACCTGTCATGCTCAGGTCTATAATGATAAGTATGGGTCATGCCAATACTGGATTCATCTACCCAATTAAGGGGTTTAATTTGGTATTTCATTAACAACTCACTGTCATATAAGATTTACTGTAATCAAGTAAAGGATGTTCACTGGCTTCATTTAATGCTTCGTCTATGACAGCATTAAAATGGGTCTTATCTACTTTAGCAGTTTTATATTGAATTAAGGTAAATTCTCCAACCACATTATAAAGATATAAGTTAATGTACCAATGTCTTTTAATACCTTTTTTTAAAATCTTAGGACTATGGTAAATCCAGTCTCCTGTTCTAACTGATTTAGCATTTAATTCTTCAGTAGTACAATCTGTATCTATGGGTATTTTTAAATAACCTTTAAATACTTTTTGTCTTGTACTCTTACGCTTGTTGAGCTTCTTTGGCACCTTTAAGCTCCTCAATTGCATCTAAGTTAAAGTAAGGCAATAAAGCATCATAAATAGCTATGGCAAGCTGTCTATGCTCTTTTTGAGTTGTTGGGTCTAATCGTACTGTTAGATAGTGAATAAATGAACGGACATTACCTGTGATGTATAAACGAGATTTCGTTAAGCCAATAGGTAAAACACTTCTTGCAACTTCTTTAGCAATGCCTTGTTGTAGTGCATTTTTATAGAGTTCTTGTGCTTGTCTTAGTAATTCGCTTTGGGCAAACTTCCAAGCAAAATCTAAAGTTTTATCCGTATTCTCTAATGAGTTCTGTCTATTCTTACTATCTTGTAATCTTGTTTCACGGATAATGAATGGATTATCCATGGCGTTAATATCTTGGTATCTGCCACTAAACTCCTGAAAAACAAAACTTCTGTGTCTAAGTAACTGAATTGAAATGTCTTTGGGTGTTTCAATCTCTAAAGTTACATAGTAATGCTCAAAAGGACTAAAGTGTTTATGATTTAGTAAGTAGTTAATAAGCTTATCAGAAGTCTCTGTATTATCTTGGTTTGATGGGTTAGATACACGAGCAACATAAGCAATAAACTCATTGGCAGTTTTTGCTGGTATATCTTTTGTAGGGCAGGTATGTGCAATTACTTTAGCGGTGGATAAAGTCATAAAATCTCCTTAGTGGGTTTAAGTTAAACAGAATATCAAAGAGCGGTTTTAGATAGATAATCTAATTAGTTTTCTTTGGTTTAAAGCAAGTACAATAGACATGTTTTGTGTATCAAGGATAGGAGTTGCTATGCCAAATTCTTTAACAGACATATCTTTTCTTGTAAAAGTATTTGCTGTTGTGGTTGCTGCAGTCTTTGCTATGTCCTTGACAGAGGAAATTGATAAAGAAGGTAGGCTACATTTAAGTTTAATTGTGCTGATTAAGTTTACATTCAGTGCTGTATTTGGGTTTTTTGCGGGTAGTTGGTTGATTGAGTTTTATGGTTGGCTACATTTAAGTCCCATTTCTCAAGGATTTATTATGATGTTGGCTTCACTGTTTGGTATGACTGTGGTTGGTATTATTTATCAAGCCGTCTTACTATCTACAACCAATAAAACATTACCCCAAATCGTTACTGAAATTAAAGAAACTTTTAAAGCTATTTTTAAATAAGGATAACTGTGTCTAAATTAATTACAGAGGAACAAATTAAAGCACTTGCTAAGCAGTATGATATTGATGTTGCTTGCCTCAAAGCTGTGATAGAAGTTGAATCAAGTGGTCGTGGGTTTTTAAATGGATTGCCTAAGATACTGTATGAACCACATATTATGTATAGGCTACTTACTCAAAAAAGAAAAATCACACTAAGAGATAAACTTACTAAAGAAAAACCCCAATTATGCTATCCAAAATGGGGTACTTATAGATATGGTTTATCATCATCACAACATGGTAGATTAGAGCAGGCAAGTAAATATGAGCGTGATACAGCATTAGAGTCTTGTTCATGGGGTATGGGTCAAGTGATGGGTTTTCATTGGAAATCTTTAGGCTATCCATCACTACAAGCATTTGTTAATGCAATGTATAAAGATGAAGCATCACAGATAGATGCAATGCTTCGCTTTATTAAAACCAATAAGCTCATTATCCCGTTAAAACAGTGTCAATGGAGTGTTTTTGCTAAAGGGTATAATGGTGCAGGATTTGCTAAAAACCAGTACCATATAAAACTACGAAAAGCGTTTAACAAGCATAAATAAATAGACAAATAAATAAAATAGCCTTAGAGTATCTAAGGCTATTTTATTAGCTGGATTGATTAAATATACTTTTCTAAGTTTGGTTTAAAGTAGTTATTGCTTTTGCTGATTTTCATATTTTCATCAAAAATAGGATTACCATCATCATCAAATTTAGAGTAATTAGATTTGATGACTTCCCATAACGCACCTTCCATATCAAAACCTAAATCATAACCTACGCCTAATGCTGTTACGATTTGGTCGCATAAACTATCTAACAATTCTACTTTATCAATGGCTGAGATAGTATTTTCCATTTGTTCACCATAGACATCAATATCTAATGTCTTTAGATCAATAGCAGCGTCATTCATTTCACTTGCCATTACTTCACACTCAGGAATAGTATCTAACATCTCTGAAATCTCTTCAAAATGACAACCTAATTGCGTAAAAATATTCTTGATACTAGGCTGTGGTTTGGCTTTTTTAAACCAATCAATAATAGCTGTAATTGGGTTATTTGTGTTCATAAGCTTTTCCTTTAAGTTTTCTTTGGGTAAATAATACGGTATTTTTTCTGATAAGAATATCTAGTTTATGGGCGTATTCAAGAGCTTCATCTCTGTCATAAATCAAAGCACCACAAGGTGCTCTATAAGCATCACCAAGTGGCGTGCTGACATAAATAAGCTCTCCTTTACCTACAACGGCATTTTTCATACCTTCGTATTCTTTATACTTTTCAAGTTTACGGTGATACATTTAAACCTACTACATATAGTGTGATGATTGTATATTTTACACTATATGTAGTAGTTATTGGTTAGATAATTAATCAGAATCTATAAAAGTTTTTATAATAAGTTGAGACCAAGGTTGGTATTCATCTATATTCAAAACCAATCTATCTAATGTTTGCCATTTAATACCAGCAATAGACTCATCTAAAAAGACTTCATCTAATTTTACTTCTAAAGCCAGTAAAATACCTATATGTAATCTACTGGTTTGATGGTCATTTTTAACCAGTACAAACACTTCTTCAGGGAAGTTTAAATCATCAGTAGTATCATAATTTAATTTTTGTTTTAAATCTTTAACAACAGCTTGAATCAGTGTTTGTGTTAGAGTGCCTTTTTGGTCATCATAAGTAATATGCACACCAAAACCAATAGAGCGGTTTTGTTCACCTACATTGTCTGATTTATAGTAAGTTAAAAACTCATTAATTGTCGTTAATACAACATAAGGAATGATTTGGGGGTAATGCTCTCCTACAATAATATCCACATCTACAATGTCTTGGCTTATAAAATGCAAGGGCAAGTTCTGTACTTTTTCTAATGGTATAGGTATGATATGAGAACCTTCAGTTGGAATACTTAATTCCAACAGGGCTTCTTTGGTTGTACATAGTACGGGTTTATCATGAATCATTATTAATCCTTATTAGAACATGTAGTGATAATATCACTGGTTGAGCTGTGATTATTGAGTGTAATCTCATTAGACCAATCAGGATAAAAAATACCTAATTCTGCTTCTAATTTAATTTGATCGTGTCTGATTTCAGGTAATTCTTGCCACTGCATACAGTTAATCAAGTTATCATTTACCCATTTAACGATTTCTACATCATTTTTAATCACTAAATAGATAGCATCATGGATTAAACAAACAGGCATAATGTCATACTGATATTCAGAAGCCCATACACGCTCCATAAACTCATTAATCGCTCTATTTGTCAGTTGGCAATAGCTTTGCCCACTAATTGCATTTCCCACGCTACGAGCTTCTGCTGAAGCCAAATAAGGGGTCTTAGAAGTATTCAGTACTGTTTTACCTACTACTGGTGTTCTGATGCGTAAACCAAAGGCAACATCAATATAGCCTTGTTTTGCACATTGCTCTAACTTTCTTTGTGTCCAAGCATTAGAGACTTCATACATCTTATGATAATTGGTTTCAATCTCTTTGGCTTTACTTTCAGAAAATCCACAGTTTTTCATTAAAGTAAAATACTGTCCCCCATACTGTAATGCAAAGCTGGGTGCTTTACTTTCTTGACGCAGTTCTGGATACTTATGCTTAATAGAATTAATACTTTCTTTGGTATTAATAATATCAGGCATCTGATTGACAAAGTAATAATAAGCACGAAAGCAATGGGCATCATAGCCATCAATCCAAATTTTTTGCTTGTTTGGGTCCTTGGTGAGTAGGGTATTAATTCTATCTTCTAATGCATTAAAATCTGCACCAACAAATAACCAATCATCAGGTGCTTGAAAGCATTGTTTGATGGTTTTACCAAAAGTACTGCCACTGGGCAGTTGTTGTAAGTTTGGATTACTGCTACTTAGACGATTGGATAAAGTACCACCAAGGTTAAAAGAACCATGCAGATAATGCCAATCATCTTTTTGTTGTGCTTTTTCAAATGCAGGAATAAAAGTAGATAAAATCTTTTGAACTTTTGCATATTCAAGTAAAGCAGTCAGTAGACTTATGATGGTATCATCTTGGGTATGTTGAATGAGCTTCTCAATCGTACCAGCACCAACAGCAGGTTGTTTATTGGGTGTGTAATCCAGTATAGGTAAACCAAGATAATCATATAATAAGATAGCAAGGTGAGCTATACTGTTTGGTTTAAACTGTAAGTCTTTGACTTTATCAAGGGTATGTTGTTTGGTTTTAAGTTTACTATTAATCTTCTCAAGCTCTTTGGTTTGAAGTTCATGAGTAACTGCCTTGACATGCTCAGAAGCATAGATTTGCTCTAAAGCATCATTGGCTTGGTTTTGTAGTTGTTTTTTTACTACAACAACTTTATCCATATTCATTGGCATACCATGTAACTCAATCTGAATGATGGTCTTAATGCTAGGTAGCATAATAGTTTTGTAAATACTGTCTTGATTGTCGCTAAGCATTTTAGGCTTATATTTATTAAATACCCAATAAGTTCCTAAGGTATCTTTTAAGTTATACTCTAAGACAGTTGCTAATGGGTGGTTTAATACATGTTTTACATCAATGGCGTAATTACCAACAAACTCATGGCTTAGCTCTTTTAAACCAAGGATATTACCTTGAGTGTTATTAGTCGCTAAATAAGCGATAATCTTGGTATCTTCAATATTACGGCACATGGTATGTAACCCATGTATCATGCCCTTAAAGTCCCTAGGATTATCCATAAAACAGTGATAGATAATATGCTTAATATCAAAAGTTGCATTATGAAAAATAAGTACTCCGCTATAAGATTCAAAGAATCTTTTTAGTTGTACTTTGTCTGTTACTTTAAAAGCACAACCTTCATGTTGACTCCATGCAAAAGCAATAGAATATAATTCACTACCAAGCTCTAAACCAGTTGTTTCAATATCACATGCTAGTGCAGGGTACTGTTTTAATCTGATTAGTACATCATCAATCTCATCATTAGTAGGGTATAAAGCAGTTTTAATGATATCTCCACGAGTAACATAATTACCTTGGTAATGCTCTGCTAATGTTTGCAATGTCAAATCCAGTTTAGTACTTGCATTTAGGGTATAAAGTAGCTGTCCATAATTGATACCAAAGATAACTTGCATGTGCTCATAATCTTTGAGTTTACAAGGTAATACATAGCCTAAATGTGTATCTGCTTTATTTTGTCCTGTCAGTGCTTTAAAGTAGGTTGCATCTGCAACATATAAGTATTTAATCCCATGATTGGCTAATGCAGGTAGTAGCTTTAAGATATTCTTACGAGCAATGGCAACAGATAATTTACCTTTTTCAGGGTAAACCAGCTCTATTGCCATTAATTGATTAACCCCTAATTTACTTAGGGGCTGTACATAGTATCTGTTTAGTTTGGTTTCATCAAAATAACTGCCTTTAATTAATATCACAACATCAGGTTTTTCATGAAAATCACAACTAAGCATATAAACTCCTTAATAGTTTCATTTCTGCAATAATTTCTTTGAGAAATTCAGGAATGTGTTCATCAGTACGCTTAACATCTGGTGGTCTACACGCAAATTCTTGAAATACTTCTACTGGAAAGAAATGAAATACTGTTTCATTGGGGTGTGTACGAGTCTGTTGAGTAATATACCTACTCATCTGTATAAAATAACTATTGTAGCGGTCTTCAGTCTCATGTAGGGAATCCACATAACCTGCTAATGATTCATGCAATAATTTAGGGGGATCTTTACTCTGTGTATTATGAGCAATGATCTCCCCTTTATAAATTGCAATTCTTGACCCAGTGCTTTCAAAATGCTTATCTAATAACTGGGTTAAGATGTCATTTTTTTGTTTAAGTAAGGGATTTAAAATCTCCCTTACAATCTTAATACCTAGATGAACTCTATCTCTTGTATTTGCCATTAGCCAATATCTCCTGTGAAATAGACTTTGTTTCTTGCACGGCTTACAGCAACATAAAGTAGTTTCAAAGCCATGGCAGGATTATTTTTATAAACAGATCTGTAACTGTTTAAATTGATGAATACTTCATCATAAGTACTGCCTTGGGATTTGTGTACTGTACAGGCATAAGCGTATCTTAAGTGCCATATATAGGGTGGACCACTTCTAAGGGTCTTATGCTGTGCTGCAAATCCTGTATATGCTTTATGGTCCTGTATAACCAATCGGTGATGCACAATGCCTGAGTTATCTTCTAAACAAAGTTCATAATAGGGTAACTGTAACTCTGATGTACCATTAGGATGATAGCCGTCAATACCTAAAACAGTTACTTCATCATCTAAGGGGACTATACTGCCATCAAGTAACTTTCCATGGATAATCATAGTATCACCTACTTTAATTTCACGATTACCAGTAAGTTGTCTATTGATTTTTTTATTAGAAGCTTGTACTTGGTGATTGGTATATTGAATCACCTTAGCAGAGATACCTTGATTAAATGTTGAGATAATTTGTTTATCCCAAGTTTTTTTATCTAGATATAAAACTTCTTTATTATCTGCTTTAATTATATGCAGTTTACCTTGTGTTGCTGCTTGTCTTAGTGTATTTACAGTCTGTGCTAAGTGCGGTGTATTAGATTGTCTAACTGACTGCTCTAAGTGTACTGTTTTAAAGCCAGCATTAAATACAGGTGCATGATCCATACCTACAGGCGGTAATTGATAAGGATCTCCTATTAAAATAAATTGTAGCTTTGGTTCTTTGGAAACCAATTCACAGATATAATTTAATACTTCAGAATCTATATAAGAAGCTTCATCTACAACAATGATTTTCTTATCCATACTTGGTTCTAGATATAGATCATACCCACAAAAATAATACCCATATTTCAGAGGTCTGATTCTAAGTTCATGATGTAATGTATTTACAGGTAATTTAATTACTTGCGATAATACACGAGCAGCTTTATGGGTCATAGCAGTAAATTCCCACCTTATTTGTGTGGTAGGCATATTGATTATTTTATTTAACTCTTTAATTGCTTTATAGTTGTCTATGACAGACTTAAGTAGCGTTGTTTTACCCGTGCCTGCTGCACCTGATAACACAATGATACTATCTTGTTTAAGCTCACTAGGCGTTAGAATGAACTCTAACAGTTCATTCTTAGCCAGTTCTTGTTCATTGTTAAGTACTATTGACATGGATTACACTCCCAAATGGTGCTTTAAAACTTGGGTTATCAAAGATTACCCAAATTACTGGTTGTCTTGGTTTAGGAATAGCATCTTCATTCCAAAAATAACCATCAGTAATTACAAATAAAGCTTTGCTGTTTGTTTTCATAAAAGCTTCTACAGCAACTTCAGGACAAGTACCACCGCATCCTTTAAATTTTAGTGTTGTAAACTGAGGTAGAGATTTAACAGTTGTATGGTCTTGTAGTTCGTGATCAAACTGCAGAATATCTAATTCTCTTGGTTTTAGTAGTTTAAAAACTGCGGCTACTTCACTTAGAAATTCATTGAATTGTCTTGGGCTAACTGACCCTGAAGTGTCAATAGCAAAGCTAATCTTGGATAAACAATTACCACCTAAAGAAGGTAAATAGTATCCATGTGTTAATAGTCTTCTGTTTGGTTTATGCCAAGAATAATCAGTTTTAGCTAAGTCAAACACATACTTTCTTAACACTGTTTTCCAGTTTACCTTTGGCTTTGTAAGCTCATCTAATAGCCTTTGTACACAGTGGGGTACAGTACTACTTGCACCTTGCATAGAAGCCTGCAAAGAAGCCTGTATGGCTATTTTTTGGGTTGTTTGTGCTACTTTCTCAGCTTCGTTAGGATCTGCATAAATAATGTCTTGTGTACTTAATTTTGAAGGAATATCTGAATCACCAAAACCAGCTTCAGAATGATTACTGGTATTAGAAGATAGGTTAGAAATGGTATCATCAGGTAAGTCATTATAGACTTGCTCTACTGACCAATTAAGATACTTTTTGTCATAGAATCCACCATTAATCATGGTAAATCCCTGATGCACTAAAGTTGTGTTAATAACATAATCAGCAGCAATATTAAATTTCTTTTGGTCTCTTGTACCTAGTCGTGTCATATGGCTAAGTAAGATATGTAAGACTTCATGTGCTAATAAGAACTGTCTTTCTTCTTGGTTTAAATTTTGAAAAAATTTTGGGTTAATTTCAATGCGTAAACCATTCGTTGCTGCTGTCGCTACTTTATTACTAAAAACAGTAGGTACATGAAGAATTGCATAAGCTAAAAAAACTGCTGATGGTTTACCCATCAGCATGATTTTCACTTTACTCAACTCTTTTTCTAGTTTCTGTAAATTCACGGTATATCCTTAGATAAAGATTTCACTTGCTAACGCTTTTCTCCACTCTGAAGTTTTAGTTACAAGGTTTGGGTACTGTTTAACAATATAGCGTAATGCAACAACTTGCATTTCCATATTGAAGCGTCTTAGATAAATCTCTAACTTAGCGTAGTTACTATTATCAATACTAGATATAACCATCGATGTGGTTGCCCATTGCAGACCAAGCTCTGATGGTACTGCTACCTTCTCTGGATTATTGATAATATCTTCTAGCTTAGGTACTTTATCTGCAAGTTTTAGATATTGCATAAACTCCTGTGCAATACCATCACCAATTAATGAAGCCAGTAATGGTAAATGAGTTGTATCAATGGTTTCTAGTTCTGATAGTACTTTAGATAGCATTTCATATGTTCTAGGTGAAGCATAGGGTTCAGTACTATCAGGATTAAACTTATACAGATGACTGGGCATGAAACCAAGAAAAGAGATGATGCGAATATCAATATCATTATCCAATGCCCAGTCTGTCCATTCTTTTGTATTAGGTTCAATGTAGAAATGGGCAAATCGTGAAATCAATGCACTTGATAGTGGATAGGTAATCGCATTATCTGTATCTAAGTTACCACAAGCGATAATGTAAACATCATCATGTAATTTATACTGACCTACTTGTCTATCCAAAATCAGTTTATAGGCTGCTGATTGTACGCTAGGCAATGCTGAGTTTAATTCATCTAACAGAAGTAACCAACCATTATACCCATCAGGTACTTCTGTACCTTGGATTGGGAAAGTATTAAATGGTAGATACTGTGCTTTACCTTCATTAAAGTAAGGTAAACCGTTTAAGTCGCTTGCGTCTAGTTCAGTAAGTCGTAAATCAATGACTTTTAACTTGGCTTTAGCTGCAACAGTTTTAGCTAAGCTTGATTTACCTAGTGCTGGGCTGGAGTGTAAAAAAGGAACAATCTTGTTGTTCAATAGCGGGTACATCAGCTTTTCAGCTTGCTTAAGTGTGATATTCATAGTTTTACCACCAATTAAAAAGATAGAAATTATGATTAGGTAACTGTTTCATACGGTCTATAGCTTGCCTTAGCGTTTCTATATCACCATCATACATTTTAGAGTATTCATCTTCTTCATCTACACCCAGCACTGAGTTATTAAAGTAGTCGTCTAGGCTTATATCTAAAAACTCTGATAACTCACCTTGAGTAATGGGAATGTATTCATAGTTCCCATCTTCATCAAGAAGATCACTTTTCATGGATAAAAAATAATCACATAAAGGATAACATTTACGCCAATAAGTAATTGTTTCTAAATCCTTTTCAAAGCGTCGTCTACCTTCTTCATCACGGTTATCTTTGTCTTCAGCTATTGCATATAAATATGTATCTAAGCCCATAATTATTCCTTATAGTCTCTCTAGCAACTGGGTTACATTACTAATGCCTTTAGAAGCCAAGGCAATTAGCATCTTATTTTCTTCTTTGGTTTTATACCAAGATAAAGTCAGTAAACCTGCTTCTGCTAATGCTCGTTTAACATTCTGTCTACTCATACCAGTGTCAATGGCAATTTCTTGGGTTGTGCGTCCTGCTTGGTATTCATTGACAATCCAGTTAATATCATGTGTGTTTAGTTTCATAATGCACCTTTCTTAGTTAAGTTTAGTAGCTGAAAGAAATACCCATTTTTGGGTATCCATATCAAAATAGAAGGTTGTGAGTAACTCTTCTACTATATGTTCACAGAGCCAATACTTTGGATCTTTGGAAGGAAAAATCGTAATTCTTCCTTTTGGAAGGGACTTTAAAAAGGTTGTTGTATTCATACTGTTTTAAACTGTTTATTAATGTAAATTAACAAGTAAAAGCACCAAGAAAATAGTGATAGCGTTTAGGGTATCTTTAGTACTTTTTTACGAATTTTAAGTAGTTAGGCTTTAGGTTTGGTTAAAATCAAAAAAAAATATGGGTAGCAAGCCACTGGCTCACTACCCATTTGGATCATACATTAATCATTCATTCATAATGGCTTTAAAACAGCCACAAAACCGCCAAAGGCGGGTACTGTTAGTTAATGCCGTAGTTACTATTACGGATAGTTTCTGATAATGTTTTCTCTCCTACATTGACAGTAATTTCTGTTTGATACACTTGGCTTAGTAAATCATCTAAAGTGTGTGATTCATATAACTCTACTAAGATATTATTGTAATGTTCACGAAGTCGTTGCATATTGACAGGTGAACAAGCAAATGAATCATGGATAGTGATTACTTCAAACTTAGGATGACTTAATATGTGCTCACAGATGTTCGCTAGAGCTTCTCTAAGCTCGTTTGAGACCTTAGTAATGTTATTGTATTCAATAGCTTCAATAAAGCTGATAGAAGCGAAACCAGTGGCTTTAAATCGTTCATTAATCCATAATGTATCATCTACTTGTTTGGTTTGTTCTGCGTTAGTATGTAAGCGTAAGAATGTCTTAAGTTCACCTTTGTGATAGTTACACCTACGAACCAATTCACGCAATACGAGTGCATCTACTGAGTGTACAACATTAGCAGCGTTAGCAATACCTTTCTCTGAAGCTATGTTTTCATAGTAAGTTACGACTGGGGTATAGTTTAGCTCATTGATACTGACTCTTTTAGTAACTTGCTGCATCGTAGGGATATATGCTGTATGACCATCAGGCAATACCCAAGATTGTACTTGGATATCTTGCCATGAGTTTAATAGCCATGATAGTAAATCCATAGCACCTGTACAACATTCATCCATAGCTTTATAGAAGTAGGGTAGTAACTGTTTACCAAATAATTCTTTTGGTTTAGCTTTACTGCCATATAAGCTTGTCATAATCGCTTGTTTAGCATCTTTACGACTAACTTCTACACTATCAATACCATCTTGTTTTAGCAGGTAATTGATATACTCAGTAATCTGCGTATAAGCATCAGAACGCTTATTAGGGTCAATCAAACCCGTTAAAGACATTCCACTCTTACAGTTAGTTAATAGACTCATTAGCTGTAACCCTGAACAAGTAGCATCAAATGCTACTGTATGTCCTGTAGGTATACCTTGTTGTGTTTGCCTTAAAGCATGCACTGCTTTAGCAAATAAAATAGGTTCTTCTGCTTGCTCTGTCATATTCTCTAGGCTATTTATATTGGTTTTAACCCAATCAATACGCTCTTCATAATTTAACTTATCTAAGCCAAAGTGATTAGCTATATCAATGGCTAGATACTGCATTGGATTAAATACTTTCATGGTTTATTCCTAATAGTCTGTCTAGTTTCCAAAGGTTAATTAATTCATTAAATTCTTGATAAGAAGAGCAAACATATTCTCCTTCAATCTTTTCATTTGTTGCTGAACAGAAGGGGTAAATATTGTTACTCCGTGTAACATAGCAGAATGATTTAATAGCTTCAGGGTTGGACCATGATAGGGTTACAGCCCTTCTGCAAAGTAAAGACTTCTCTTCTTCAGTCAGATTTTCTACCAAGATACTAAGATACCTAATTTGATTATTCAGCATATAGACCTACCACAAGATTCATTCTGTTTTCTATCACCATATCTATAAACTCATCTAGTGAGTCTATAAGGTCATATAATCTTGCAAAAACTTCTAAATTGAAGCATTGTGCACCATCAAGGTTAAAATAGTACACAATAGCTTTGGTGTTGTTAGGTATATCTATCTGAAGTAATTCTGCTAAAATCTCTTTTTCTTCTTTGGTAAGGGTATTAGTAGCTATGGAAATTGGATCTCTATGCAATCTCATTTTATATTCCTATTAGTTTATCTAAACGATAGGTATAAATACCTTCAATCAAGGCTTTAAGATTAGGAAAGAACTTAATAGTTAAATCATCATCTAGTGAGAATGAATAACTAACGAGATAAGCTCTTTTTGTTTCTAAGCCATATATGAAGTATGTAGGATTAGGTTGATTAACAGATATAGTGAATGAATTGTTAATATGCTGATAATCTTTTTTAGATAATTTATCAGTTACAATAGCGTAATAATAATAGTTACTCATCTGTAAGTCCTAATGTGCTATTCAGTTGGTATTGTGCGACTCTTTCCATAAATTGGTTTGAGTCCGTATATATGTCAGAAAGTATTCGCACACTTGGTGTAAGGTTAAAAAGGAAGAAGTAATCTCTTGTTTTGCAGTAAATAATGTAATCGTCGTTTTGAACATAAGGACTGATTTTTTTATCTGATTTTAATATCTCCAGATGTTCTTGGTTTAAATCAGTGGATTTTATTACGGAGTAAAGTTTGTCATTCATAATCTATTCCTAATATTTGGTTTAATACATACTCATTAACTATTGCCATGAACTCAGTAAACGAATTGGTAACAAGGTCTCGTTTATCTTTACTTAGGTCAGGTACTTCTTTTTGCCAAAGGAAGAAATCCATAGACGGATAGTAAACTATGTACTTTGAATTATTTTCGTAGAAGCCTATTAACTCAATTAAATGATCTATTTCAGAGTCAGTTATGTCATTGAGTGATAGCCATATATACCTAAAATTTTGTTCCATACAAATTCCATAAAGAAAGCCAGTAGTATTTCTACTGCTGTCTTAGCTAACAAAAACTACAACAAGAAGTAATCAAAAATAAGCCTAAGTAACCTTAGGCTTATATCACTTAAATTGTAGTAGGGTTAATCAAGTCAAATGTTAATAAGAATTGACCTTCATCATTTTCTAGATTTGCGTAGAATAACTCTTCTAATTTTATTGTTTTAGAGTAGTATTGCTCTTTAGAGAAGTCTGCACTTATAGGCAGGTGTTTACTTATTTCATCTACAAGTTTGCTTACTTTAATCTTACTCTTACGAGTATAAAAGTAGAAAGTTATAGACTCTTTTTCATAGTAACTGTATAGGGTTGCTTTGATAATTGTCATGGTATGCCCTTAAGTTAGTCAGATTTTGGTTTATCCAGTTGGTTTATAAGCTCTATTAAAATATCCCCATGACATGGTTTAGGTTTACAAAAACAACCCAATGTTTTACCTTTTAGTTCATGTAAATCTTTTAATAGTTCTGGACTGTTTAACAGATATTTTTTGTATGCTTGAATAACTGTTTTTCTATCTTGGTTAGCTGTAATAGGGTAAGGATTACCCCACTTACTACCACGCCCTATATAAACATCATAAGGTTCTTTATATTTATTCACTACTTTGGTTTTCATAGTTATTCCTTATATAAGTTATTGAATGATGTAATCAGGATATCTTGTATCAAAATCTATCCCAAGTCTGTTTAATGCTTGTTCAATGGTTTCATCATTTATTAAACATCCAACAGAGTAGGATTCATTTTCTGAATTAGCAAGCATGATAATGCTTGCATTTACTGATACATTTTTATACCTATCAAATGTATAAATCATAATTCACCTGTGATTAGCTCTTGTTTACACAAGTTAATACAAGCTTTCTCATAGCTTGTACCTTGAGTGTTGAAGTGATAACCAACTGTATAAATACGACCACGCTTATCGTATTTATGGTTGAAGTAGATTGGTTTATCTTTGATTATCTCAGTTAGTACTTTAAGCTGCTCTTTGTACTTTTCAAAGGTAACAGTTTGGTCATAGTATTTTTGTTGGTCAATCGCATCTAGTAAAGACAGCTCATATTCTTCTAACACTTCTTTAAACCAAGGTTTTTCAAAGTTCTGTATAACATAGTTATCTAATACATATTTGTTTTGGTTCAGAGTATTAATCACATCTAGGGATAGTCTTTGATTATGTTGATTCTCTTTATAGCCTAATACAATATGATCATTGATGGTTAGATAACCGCTTTGTCTGTTGTTGTTTACTGGCTTAGGTGGTTCTATCATAGGTGGTAAGAAACAAGATAGTCTAATACGCTTAGTAATTTCTGCATCTTTTGGCAGTACCACAAGAGATTCAATTAACCTAGTATCGTAGTTTTTATTGATTACATATAGTTTAGTATGTTGAAGCAATGCAATCAATTCACAAGCAGTCTTGATACTGTCTAGTTTAGACATATTATCTATAGCTATTTGAGAAGCTACAGATATATACGGTAATGGTTTTTGAGTAACCATTGTAATAGTAGTAAATATATCTACTACTAGTTTATGTATGTCCAGTGTAGATAGTACTTGTTTACGAGCGTTTTTAGATTCATATTCAGATACTTCTGTCCATTTATGGATAGCTTTAACAGATTGTTCTATCTGTTTACTAAAGCTTTTGATAATAATTTCACTAACATCTCTTCTAATATGCTTAGGGTGCATTAGTATTTCTAGCTGTCTTTGATTCATTTAGTAACCTGTACTGTCTATACTATAAAGCAAACCCATTAGGCGTAATTGCCTAATGGGTTCAAATCACAAAGGATGGCAGCTTGTTACGCTATAGCCTTGTTGTGATACTTGTTTACAAGCTTCTACCGCATTATCTGCCCATACAGTAGTTGAGAATCCAAGTGTTACGAAGATAAGATATGCTTTCATGGTACGATCCTTATATAAGTAATAAACATAAACAAAAACCCATAAGCATTTGCTTATGGGTTTTATTACTACAAGCTACTCAAATCAAAGCTAACAGTAGACTTGCCACGCTCACGGTAAGTTGCTGTGCAATTTTTGATAAGCTTTGTTGCATTCTGTTCATCTTTCTGCAAGAACTCTACTAATTGAACAAATTTGTCAAGTACTAGATAGCCAATCTGACGGTCTTGAAAATAGACATTTACATAATGATCTGCTGGCTCACGATCAGCTGGAGTGGCGTTAGTGCGAGTAGTAAATTCAGTCATGACAGTATCCTTATAAAATGAATGATTGAATGAGCATAATGCTCACCCAAAACCCGAAGGGTTTAGACAATTAGACCGCAAGAGAAACAGAAGGTAGGGTTTAGGGAAGGTTTAGGTAGAACAAAGGAAAAGTATTTTTTTTTAATTAGCTGTTGTACTAGGAATTAGTGTTGTGTATTACTTATCAATGTAAGTGTAAGTATGCTGATGAATGGTAATAACTTAATCAGAATCAGAACTTTCAAAACTGGTACTAAATTTGGTAAGGTAAGTATGTCAAGAGTTAAAGGTGAAAATATCTTCAGTAGCTATGAGTTGCTGAAACTAGCATGAAGGAATTTGCTAAAACTTTTCAGTGCATTTACCGCACCTGTACTGTCTGCATTTGTGTCTTGTGTTTGTGTTTATGAGTGGTTGGTTGTTATTGTTAGTGATAGTGGTTAGCTAGTAAGTAGTGGTTATTGTTGTTGATAGTAGTTAGTTATGTTTGTATGACTTGATGTAAAAAAAAATACCCTAAGCATTACGCCTAGGGTATTATATGTATCAATCCAATATCTCTATTGGATTGAAACTGATGGTGAAATCACCACAATCAGATTCTAAGTGAATCTGATGTATAGTAGATAATGGTACTACCGAGTAGTAGTACTCACTCTCTATGAATCTAGGTGGATATGCTAGATAAAGTTTAGCAGATTCCAACAATGACTCTACTGCATCAGCTATGTCAATGTGCCCATCTCTAACGAGTAGGTACATACCTGAACTACACTCAACTACTAGATTATGTAACTGTACTTGAACTGCTTGCATGGTAAATATTCCTTAAATGAATGAATGTTAATAGTAAAAAAGAAAGAGAAAAGAAAAGAGCCTAGTGCTAGGCTAGACTCTTTTCTTAAGATAGCTGAATTCAATCGTAAAGATCATCTACCATATCTTCAACTTCTTTGTTGAACTCTGCTAAGCTTACGCCATACTCTTTACGAATATCTGCGTCTAGCTTCTTAACAGCACGACTACTTTGCGTTACTGCTAACGCTCCGTAGTTCTTTGCTGCCCTGTCAGTAGCAGTGGCTAAGTTACCTGCAGTTGAAAAAGCTTTACTGATTGCGTGGAAGACATTGCCTAACCATGTTCTTTGTACTTTTTCTTTTCTTACTTGCTGTTCCATAATAAACTCCAGTTAATTACGAGCGACATTGCTCACCCTAAGCATGCCAGTGCTTAGACCTTTCTTTTAGGTAGTCAATAAGAATCCTTTTTCTTCTTTTAGGTAGGGGGGCGTACTTTACTTTTTGGTTGCTGACTGTCAGGATACTACGACTAAACCAATTTATAGTTTGTAGGTAAAAGTTGTCCAATATACTAAAAATAAATTATTGGTAGATAAATACCAAAAGCCTATATATAATAATGAAACAGTAACAACACCTGTAGGATATGTTTATGTTTAACAAATTATTTATGTTTACTGCTGGTTTAGCATTAGCTATCAGTTCCCATGCAGATGTATATTTAGGTTCATATCAAGGGTATGAATACTATTTACTGCCTAGTAAAACCAAACAAGTTACTGGGACTAAGTATGAAGTACAGATGGAGCGTTTTGTAGCTCAAGATAAGAAAGTAGATGGTTTAGCTCAAGGTAGTTATACACTGTATAAACGCTATATTGAATGCTCAAACAAGACTGTCGCAACGATCAGTTGGGCAAATTACAATAAGCATAATAGGTTGCTTGATAGTAAAAAAATGAGCCATCTAAAGTATTATGATATATTTCCCCGTTCATGGGGTTCTGCTTTATATGATGAGATTTGTCGCTGATGTATGATCGTTTTAATAACTGGCAACAGTGGAAATATTATTACCGTGAGCAATTAAAGCATCCTGCAGGTTTTGAAGAGATGTTTGTGGATAGGGTGTTAAGTCAAGTTACTGGTTTAACACCAAGTGATGTCATACCTCAGTATCACTTCGTGGATGATGCAGGGGGTAATCGTTATATTGATTTTATGGTACTCAATGAAGCCAAGGGTTATCATTTGGCAATAGAATTAGATGGCTTAACCAAAATCCAAAGTGGCTATAACACATTAGATTATGTGCGTTATCAAGATATGTGGGTCAGGCAAAATGCTCTGATGCGTACAGGTGCTGTGCTGTTACGCTTTACCAATAAGGATATGTTTCAACGGGTGAGTTGGGTGATTCAGAGTGTCGTTGATACCTTGGCTTCACAGAATAAACAATATACTACTCAGCAAGGACTGATACAAGGATACCAAACACGGATACAAGCCCTAAAAAACCAAGCGACTGTTACACAACAAATGAAAGATACTGTGGCAATGCTACAAGAGCAGGTTACGCAGTTGCAGGTTAAACAAAGTAATGAAAGCACTAAAGAGCTTAATACGCAAGAATGGGTGATGAAACCCATTCCCAGTGTGTCTGAAATACAAGATGAGTATGCTCGTGAAGAGCAAAAAAGACTTGCAGCTATTAATAATGCAAATGCAACAGTAACTACAAAACAAGGTAGCTCTTATAGATGGATTTGGGTGATATTAGCGGTAGTTATCGCTATATTTGGGTATCTTGCATTAAGGGATGACTATGTTACTGCGGAAGAGTATATACCTCCAGCACCCACAGCTACTACTCATGAACCCTATACTGCTTATGTACCTGTGGAGAATGAAGTACTACCCATTATCCAAGAGCCTATAAGCGAGTATAAGGCAAAGCAAGAGCATATACAGACACTTACACCAGCACAACCTGAGCATAAGATAGATGTGGTTGATATACCCACTCATGATAGGTCAGGTCGTATAGAGAACATAGAGCGTATGGATAAAGAAAGCTACAGTGAGCGTGGTACGCTTACTCAAATACCTAATGAGACAAGAGCAGATAGGGAGTACTAATGGCTAATAAAAATAAAGCAAATGTACTGACAGAAATAAGCCGTGTCATTAGTGGTGCTGCTGAATCTATGAATAAATCCGTACAGGATTGGGCAGATAAAAGCAAACAAAAAAGGTTAGAACGCACCTTTAGTGATATTAATGAAGCTATACGCTTCTTAATTGATGGTAAATCTGTTGCTGAAGTAGAAAATTCCTTTAAAAATCATGCCTATTTAGATAATAAGGTGCAGTATAACTATCTAAAAGCAGGAAGATGGATGGACGGTTATCCTGTATATGTAGATAAGAAACAATGGGTTAAATTTGGTTATGATTATAATGGTAGGCACTGGGGTATTGAGATTACTGACAGTCTTATGATTTTTGTAAGAGATGCTAATGACTGCAAAGAAAATTACCATTCATACGCAGATCAAGTGAGACAGTTAGACGAAATGGTTGATAGCTTTTATAACTAAAAGAACTGATAGCTTTACTACATAAGAAAAACCCCCCTAAGACATAAATCTTAGGGGGTTTTTTATACATGAAACTTATAAAGCATAGATTAATGATTTTTGTTATGGCTTCGTCATTGGTGTTACATTATCTCCATCTTAGTTAATAGATGATGAGATATGGCTTTAACCGTTGATGTACTAAAAAAGAGTTTACCTAGTAAATACAGAAAAAATGTAAATGATGATTTACTAGAGCATATTAACACAATTCTTGACCATCCTGAGTTATATGATGATTATCGTAATAACTTCTTGACTTATATTTCTGTAATCCAAGATGGTAAATATAAACTGGATGATTATCTTAATGCGATTAAATACTGCACTCATAAACTAATGGGTGAAAGTAATATGGATAGTTTTGTTAAGACTTTTCCAAATCGTTATCAATCTATGATTGCTAAAGGTTATACAGCTAAAGAGATGAGTGCTCATGTAGCTATGTATAACAAGAATAAGTTAGTTAATACGATTCTAGAACAATCCATGATACCTACTTGGGTACTAAACCAAGACTTATATCAAAAAGCAATCAATGTACAAGCTGATTTAATGCTAAATGCAATGAGTGAAAAAGTGAGAAGTGATGCAGCTAATAGTTTACTTGTGCATCTAAAACCACCTGAAGTTAAGAAAGTAGAGCTAGATGTGGGTATCAAACAAAATGATGAGATTGAAGCATTAAGAAATATCACAGCTGAATTAGCTGCACAACAAAGACGCATGATTGAAGCTGGTGTGATAACTGCAAAACAAAATGCTGAAACCAAATTGATTACTAAGGTGTATGAACATGAAGCATAAACCACCAATGTATGATTTACAACTAACTGTTTTGGTTTTAATGATTATTATCTTTTTGGTTTGGGTAATACTGGGGGCAGTAAATCATGGGTCATAAACAACCTAAAACAGTCAATGAATGGTTACAAGAAGTAGATTATAGTGATTTAGAAAACTATGTACCCAGTAAGTTTGCCATTGAATATGTGAACTTTATTAAGCTTGTTAATGGTGAAGAAGGTGAAGAAAATAAAACACCCATCATTCATTATAAGATGGCTGATTCTTTGGTTTCAGGGGATAGACAGATTGCTAACATGATTTTCCGTGGTGCAGCTAAATCTACTTTTTTGGGTGAATATTTCTTTTTATATTTGGCGGTATTTGGTGAATTACCTAATTTTGGGGTTGTGGATTTAGCCATCTATGTAACAGACAGTATTGATAATGGTGTTAAGTCTATGCGTAAAAACTTAGAGTACCGTTGGGCAAATAGTGAGTTTTTACAGAAATATATCCCTGAGATTAAGTTTACAGACATCAGATGGGAATTTAAGAATATTAACGGTAAGACTTTAATTGTCAAAGCATATGGTGGTAAATCAGGCATTCGTGGTGTCAAAGAAAAAGGTAAACGACCACAGATTGCTGTTATGGACGATTTGGTTTCTGATGATGATGCAAGAAGTCCTACCGTATTAGGTGCAATTAAAGATACGGTTCATAAAGCCATTGAATATGCACTACACCCAACAAAATACAAAAAGATATGGCTTGGTACACCATTTAATGCCAATGACCCTTTATATGAAGTTGTGGAATCAGGGGCATGGAAAGTTAATGTTTATCCAGTCTGTGAAAAGTTTCCTTGCAGTCGTGATGAGTTTCGTGGTGCTTGGGAAGACCGTTTTACTTATGATTTTGTCAATGAAAAGTATCAAACAGCACTGGCTTTGGGTAAGGTAGACAGTTTTTATCAAGAGCTGATGCTACAGATTATGAGTGATGATGATAAGTTAATTTTAGATACTGATATGCAGTGGTATATCTCAAATCATCTCATGGATAAAAAAGATAATTTTAATTTTTATATCACAACTGACTTTGCAACCAGTGAAAAACAATCAGCAGACTTTTCATTTATTTCTGTATGGGCAGTTAATCATAAGGGATATTATTTTTGGGTTGATGGTATTTGTGCAAGACAAACCATGGATAAAAACTTAGATGATTTATTCAGACTAGTCAGTCAGTATTCACCCTTATCTGTAGGGGTGGAAGTATCAGGACAACAAGCTGGATTTATCCCTTGGATTCAAAGAGAAATGTTTTCTCGTAATATCTTTTTTACCTTGGCTTCTAACAGTAAAGATGGTTCTGTTGGCTTAAAACCAAACACATCTAAACTTGAGCGATTTAATGTCATTGTCCCTGATTTTAAGCTAAAACGGTTTTTCTTTCCTACAGATAAAAGACATACACCAGCATTAAAAGAGCTATTGTTAGAGCTCTCACAAGCATCTGTGGGTGGTTTTAGGTCTAAACATGACGATGGTATAGATACAGTAAGTCAGCTGGCTATGATGACGATATGGACACCAAGCCAAGAAGCAAACTATCAAAAAAATACCCAAGGGATTTGGGAAGATGTATTACCCATAGAAACTCACTCAAATTTATCCAGTTATATCGTATAAGGATACCAGTATGATTGTGCGTGAATATTTAGATTATCTAGCAAATACTGAATTAAAAAACTTAAACCTAATAGACACAGACACAGGCAAAATACCTACCAATAAATTGAGTAGATTAATGCACTTATTACAAGCAGGACTAAGAGAACTATCTACTCGTTTTGACTTGCAAAGTGAAAATATCCCTTATCACACCAAAACAGCAGGGATACATTCGTTGGATCTAAAACAAGCACAAAAGCACCATATCACTTCTGATGTATTAATGATAAATCATGTGCTTTGTGTTTATGCTCAAACAGATGATGTCCTAAGTGCAAATGACTTAAGTCATCAGACCTTAGAATGTCTGTCTGAAAAAGCATTTCAAGAAAAAGCACTAAAGCTAAATCTACAAGATACTTTATACCAAGCCAATGAAATAATCCCTTTTTATTGCTTGGTTTCACCCACTAAGCTACAGCTATATTCTCCTTATGATGTGGCACATTATCTAATCAATGCTCATGTTGTCTTGGGGATAAATGACGCTCTACAACTGACAGATAAACTGCCTGTACCTACAGCCTATTATAATGCACTTGGCTTATATATTGCTTCTGTGGCTTTTAGGAGTGTGAATAATCAGTTAGGCGGTGATGTCAATGAATCTATGCGATATTACCAAGCATATCAACAAGAAATTATGATGTTGGAACAGCAAGGCATAAAACGAGATAACCAACCACAAACTCACTTATTTCATACAAAAGGATTCATATGATTAACCCTGAACAATTACAAGAACAGTTATTACAAGACCCACAAGCAAATCAAGCATTGCCTGATGAATTAATGGCTATGATGGGTGCAATGACAACACCCACACAAGAGTCAAAGGCTCTTCAATTTAAGCAGGCTTATAGTATGCCTGATGATGACTTTAAAGCTTATGGTTATAGTAAGCTTGTCAAAGACGGCATGACTAAAACCAAAAAACAAAAATTAACTAACTGGCTTAATGAACCTAGTGTTCAAGATTTAAAGCACGATTATCAGCATGCTCAATCTGCTCAATCTAAATTCATCAGTGATTTGGAAAAATGGCAACAGTTATATCAAGCTCCTAGGTTTGGGGATAAAAATCACAAAGGCAGTCGTATTACCCCTAAGCTTATCCGCAAACAATCTGAATGGACAGCACCCAGTTTATCTGAACCATTTTTGTCTACAAATAATTTATTTGATGTCAAACCATTAACCTTTGAAGATGTAGACAGAGCCAAACAAAATGCACTGATACTAAACAGACAGTTTAATACACAATTAAATAAAGTATCACTGGTGGATAGTGTTGTTAGGCAGGTGGTTAAAAATGGCAGTTGTGTGTTAAGAATGGGCTGGGTATATCAAGAAAAACAAATCACAGAAAAAGTACCATTATTTAATTATGTCCCTGTGCCTTTAGAACAACAAGAACAAGCCAATCAGCAATTAGCACAGTTAGAGCAGTTAGCTCAAACAGAACCTGACAGTTATGAAGCATTGGCTGATGAAGTCAAAGCAGGCTATGAGATGAGTGTAGAAAAGGGTATTCCTTATATTGCTGAACCTGCTGGCTTTACAGAAAAACAAGCTAAGCGAGTGATTGTTAATAAGCCTACGGTAGATATTTGTAACCTTAAAAATGTGTTTATTGACCCAACTTGTCGTGGCAATTTTGAAAATGCTCAATTTGTTGTTCATGCTTATGAATCATCATTATCTGAGTTAAAAAAACAGGGGATTTATCAAAACTTGGGTTATCTGATGGAGCAACAATCACAAGCAGATAATAGTATTGATAAACCCAGTGATGATGTCTTTAAATTCCAAGACAATGCAAGACGTAAGCTTACGGTTTATGAGTATTGGGGATATTGGGATATTCATGATAATGGTGAAACTACTGCCATTGTTTGTGCTTGGGTGGGGGATACCATTATCCGTATGGAAGAAAATCCATTTCCCAAGGGTAAACTACCATTTGTTGTCTTTAATTATTTGCCTGAAGAAGAAAGTATTTGGGGCATTCCTAATGCTGAACTCTTAGGAGATAATCAAGAGATTCTAGGTGCTGTAACACGGGGTATGATTGATTTGTTGGGTAAAAGTGCAAACAGTCAAACAGCATTTCCTAAGAATTTTTTGGATTCTGCCAATAAAGTGAAATACTCAACAGGACAAGACTATGAATATAACCAAGGCTTTGACCCAAGAGTACATGTACATACACATACTTTCCCTGAGATTCCTAACTCAGCCATGATGATGGTACACAGCATGAATAATGAAGCTGAAAGCTTATCAGGGGTGAAAGCGTTCTCATCGCAAGGTATCAGTGCATCACATCTGGGGGATAGTGCAACTGCCGCTCGTGGTGTCTTAGATGCGGTATCAAAAAGAGAGATGAGTATTTTAAGGCGAATCAGTGAAGGATTTATCCAAATGGGTAGATTCATCATGGCTATGAACAGTGAATTTTTATCTGAAAAAGAGATTGTCCGTATTACAAATAAAGAGTTTGTAACCATCAGACGAGATGATTTGGCTGGTGAATTTGATTTAACTTTAACCATCTCTACGGCTGAAGCCAATGAAAATAAATCACAACAATTGGCTTTCTTATTACAAACCGTAGGTAATACATTAGGTACTGGCTTAACTCAGTTAATGCTATCTGAAATCGCACACTTAAGAAATATGCCTGATTTAGCCAAAGCGATTGAAAATTATCAAGAACAACCTGATGAGATGGCACAACAACTACAACAACTACAGATGCAAAAACTACAAGCTGAGATTGAATTGATGAAATCACAAGCAGAAGAAAACCTTGCTAAAGCACAAGTACAAACAGCCAAAGTGGGTACAGAACAAGCACGAGCAGAAAGCTTGCAAGGGGACGCTGATAATAAAGCATTAGACTTTGTAGAGCGAGACAGTGGTATAAAACAAGAGCATGACTTAAATAAACAAGCCATGATTAATCAAGGTCAAAATGAAAAAGAGATGATTAAACAACAAGGGCTATTAGACAGTCAAGCAAACCAGCATGATTATAATGTACTAAGTCAGCTACAACAACATGACCTAAACCAACAAGCAATGGCTAATGAAGCTCAAATGCAGTCTATTTTGCCACCAAATGCTCAACAATAAACGAGAATATGATGATTGATATAGACACCCTAGAACAAGAAAAGATAGCCTTAAAACGCAAAATACAACTATTTAGAGCGTTATCTAATTTAGAACATAACAAAGATTTTGTTACTTTGTTTAAAATGTATTATTTTAATGAGTATGTTTTAGATAGTGTTGCTAAATTATCTACGGATAAAGATAATCAGGCATCATTATATCTTGGCTTAGAGATGGTAAGTCAGCTACAAGCTGAATTACAAAACATTAAAACCCAAGGGGCAATGGCAGAACAGCAACTACAAGAACTCTCTGCTATCCCATTAGATGAGTACCTATGAGATGAGTGAAATTGACTATAGCACATTAAGTGATGAAGAACTGGCTAAACTGGATTTATCCAATGTAGAAGTGAATTGGGATAATAATCCAATCAACACAACACAAGATGAAATCCAAACAGCAGTAGAAGAAACTGATGATAACTCTGATGAGACAGTGAATGAAGCAGTAACACAAGCTGATAAACCATCAAGTAACCTTGATACACAAAACACCAAAGCGACTGATACTGATGATGAAACTGTACAAACAGAGTCTGACAGTGATACTAATACTGATGATAAGCCAGCTGAGCAAACAGATTACCAAGCATTTTATGAAAAACTGACTAAGCCTTTTAAAGCCAATGGTCGTGAAATCCAAGTACAAAATGCTGATGATATGATTGCTTTGATGCAACAAGGAGCAAACTACTCTAAAAAGATGGCACAGCTTAAGCCTAATTTGGCGTTAATGCGTACCTTAGAGCAACATGGCTTAAATGATGCAGATAAAATCACTTATCTTATAGACTTATATAATAAACAACCTGAAGCGATTGCTAAACTGGTTAAAGAAGCTGATATTGATTTATACAGCTTTGATACAGACCAAGCAGAACAGTACACACCAAAAACCGTGGTCAATGAACCTTCTGCATTAGAAGATACCATTACAGAGTTGTATGGTAATCATGAAACTTTTAAAGATGTGGTAACAGACATTACAACACTATGGGATAAAGAATCAAAGGCAATTGTCAGTGACAATCCTGAAATCCTAAGGGTAATGGCAAAACAAGCAGATGAAGGTATCTACCAACAAATCATGTCAGCCATTGATTATGAAAAAATGTTGGGTAGATTATCAGGCATTCCTTTCTTACATGCTTATGAGCAGGTAGAAGCTCGTATCTTACAAGCCAATCAACCAGTAGCAAAACAAGAACAAGGATTTACTGCACCTAGACCACAAGCCAATCAAGAACAAGTAAACAGTCAAAACCAAGCACAAAAGCAAAGAGCATCAGTACCTAAGAGCAGTACAAGCCAATCTAATGCTGGTTTTGACCCATTAAAACTATCTGATGAAGAGTTTTTAAAATTCTATAATCAACAAAAATTCCACTAATACAAAGGAAAATTTCTAATGACAGTTATATATAACAATGGTACTAACCCTACAAGCGTAGGAGCTACCCAACTTAATCCTCATGTCTTTGAACGCAAAGCTTTATTAGATTCACTAGAAGAAGCTTATTTTAGTCAATTGGCAGATAGCCGTACGATGCCTAAAACTTCAGGTACAGTGATTAAACAATATCGCTACTTCCCTGTCATTGATGACCGTAACTCTAATGAAATGGGTTTGGACGCCAAAGGAGCAAAATACGCTAACGGTAATTTGTATGGCTCATCTAATGATGCTGGCTTAATTGCAGATAAATTCCCAGTACTGGGTGAATTGGGCGGTCGTAAAAACCGTATTGGTATGACTCGTAAAGAGATTCAATCTAATCTACAAAAGTTTGGTGTATTTTATGAATACTCAAATGATGCTGTGAATTTTGATTCTGATGCTAAGCTACTAGAGCATCTTGAGCGTGAAACTACCAATGCTTGTATGACTGTTTATGAAGACAAGCTACAGCTTGATCTATTGACGAATGCTGGTTTGGTCAAGTATGCAGGGACAGCAACACAAAACAGTGAGCTATCCCATGGTATGGAGCTTAAGTACGCAGATTTGGTGAAGTTGGGTATTGATTTGGATAAGAACCGTTGTCCTAAGCAAACCAAGATTATCACTGGTACACGACTTACAGATACTCGTACAATCCCTGATTGTCGTATCGCTTATGTGGGCTCTGAGCTTATCCCAACACTAGAAGCCATGGTAGATTATCATAACAAGCCTGCATTTATCCCTGCTCATCAATACGCAGCAGGTACTACCTTGCTAAAAGGTGAAGTAGGGCGTATTGCAGGTTTTCGTATTATTGTTGTACCACGCATGATGAAATGGGCTGGCGTGGGTGCTGAGGCAACCGATGCTGCTTATTATAAAACCAATAATAAATACGATGTATTTCCATTCTTGGTGGTGGGTGATGAAGCATTTACAACCATTGGTTTTCAGTCAGGTGGGGGTAATGGTAAATTTACAACCATTCATAAAAAAGCAGGTGAAGCAACAGCGTCATCTGCAGACCCTTATGGTGAAACTGGATTCACATCAAAAAAATGGTGGTATGGTTTTATGCCACAGTATGTAGAACGCATTGCACTGCTTAAAGTCGTTGCAAAAATGTAACAAGTAAAAGATAAAACATATACTCTGTGATGGGTATATGTTTTATTGGTTTAATAAATCATTTAAGGAATACTCTCATGACAACAGAAAACCAAACAAATAAAAGCCAATTAGAACAGCTAAAAGAACAAGCAGATGATTTGGGGCTAACTTACCCAAGTAAAGTAACCATCAAAAATCTAAAACAGATGATAGCACAAGAGCTGCTAAAAGAAACAGATGCAGATAATTCTGAACAAATCCAAGCCGTAGAGGATGAAAATCTAAAACTTGTTCATGTTATTGTTACTTCTATGAACTCACAAAAAGCCAGTATTGGATTTGAGACTTTTCAGGTAGGTAACTCTGTGATTGGCTCTATTAAACGAGTTGTACCACTCGGTAAACCTTGGCTTGTAGAAAATATCATCTTAAAAGCCATCAAAGATAAACAGTTCCAACAGTTTATTGAGCGAGATGACCCAAATAACCGTAATAATAAGATTGTAGAGTCTAAATTAGTACCTGCATTTGCGGTACAAGAATTACCGCTACCAACACCAAAAGAGATTGAAGAGCTGGCTAAACGACAAGAAACTCGTGAAGTTATTGACTGATTAGTACAAAATAAAGGACATCAAAAATGACAGTAAATATTCCAAATAGTCAGGCATTGCCTGACTTTAATATTAATGAACTCACCCATGGGACATTAGACGGTACAGGCGTTTTTGATGTTCTGATGGATGTTGTAAAAGTTCATTTACATGAAGAGTTTAAAGCGGAACGAATCAGAGCAACAGACTATGCCAATGCGTATATCCGTGGTATGGAAGTTGCCTTACAAACCAGTAGTCAATATGCAATTAGTAAAGCCAAACTGGGTGTTGAACTACAGCTTATGGCTAAAGAAATACAGAAGGTTGATGCAACAATCAAGACAAGCCAGTATCAAGATTTGCTAATCCAAGCACAAACAAAACAAGTCACACAAGAAACTGATAACATCAAAGCAAAACTGCCTAAAGAAGTACTGATTTTAGATAGCCAAAAAGCAATGCTAGATGCACAATGTCTAGGTCAGTTGGAACAAAACAAACTGACAACAGCTCAAGCGTCTAATATCACCACCAAACTACCTAAAGAGTTGTTATTGCTTGACGCACAGACACTACAAACCAATAAACAAACAGACCAACTCACTCAGAAATTACCTAAAGAGTTGCTACTATTGACTGCTCAAGAAGCACAAATCAAAGGACAAACTGCACAAGTAACATCACAAACTGCTCAGATTGTGGCACAAACTAACGCAATCACAGCTAAGACACCTAAGGAAATTCAAGTACTGGATAGTCAAATTGGACAAACCAATGCACAGACATCAGCCATTACAAGCAAGCTACCAAAAGAGATTGCACTACTGACATCTCAAGACCTACAAGTCAAAGAACAAACGAAGCAGATAGCACAGCATATCTTGGTAGAACAAGCACAACAAGAACTAACTGGTGCTAATGTAGCCTTGGTTTCAGCACAAGCAAGTGCCGTTAGTGGTAAGCTTAATAAAGAGCTTGCTTTGATGGAAAAAGACATCATACTAAAAGATAAACAAGTACCACAGCTAGAAGCTGATACTGCCTTAAAAGCCGCTCAAATTTCTTTAATGAATGAAGAGCTAAAAGTAAAACAAGCTCAAGTACAGATTGCTCAAGGTGAGCTTGAGATTAAACGAGCACAACTACCCTTAACCCAAGCCCAAACAGCACAGGTGCAAGAAGAAGTCAAAGCAATCACGCAACGAATCAAAACAGAAGTAGAGCAGACCAAGCTTATCCAAGCAAACGCTAACCAAGCTAATGCACAAACTGCTCAAATCCAAGCACAGACAAGCAGTATCACAGCCAAGCTTCCTAAAGAAGTTGAAATGCTGACTGCTCAAAAGGATATGGTCAATACACAGCGATTAGGTCAAGTTGAACAGACTAAATTAACTCAAGCACAAACAGCACAGGTAACAGGTCAGCTTGGTTTAATCAATGCTCAAACCACCACAGAAAGTAAACAAAGTGCTTTGGTTGAAGCCAATAAACTGATGGTAGATGCTCAGCGTAATACACTAAACAGTAAGACATCTAAAGAGCTACTGGCTTTAGATGCACAAACTGGCTTGACAAACGCACAGACAAACCAAGTAACAAAACAAGTAGATCAGCTGGTAAAACGACTGCCTAAAGAGCTATTGATACTAGATGAACAAGTTAAACTGACAACAGCTCAAGTATCACAAGCAAACGCTCAAACAGGGCAGATTAACAGCAGATTGCCTAAGGAGCTTTTGGCTTTAGATGCTCAAGTTGCACAAACAAAAGCACAGACCAGTGCCATTACTGCCAATGTGAATCCTGATTTGGAACTAAAAGCAAGCCAAAAACAACTCACACTAAACCAAGCTCAACATGAAGTCGCTAAGTCTGCATTAACCACAAAACAAACATCCGTACTAGATGCTCAAGTGGCTTTAAATCGTGCTCAAGTAGATCTACAACAAGCCCAAAAAGAACTGACACGCTATGAACTTCAAAATATCAAACCACAAGAACTGCAATTAGCCCAGCAAAAGGTCAATGTGGCTCGTGAAGAAGTGAAAGTAAAAGCCAAAGAAGTTGAGAGAATTCCTGCTGAGATTGCCCAAATCACCGCCCAAAAAGAGCTATATAGCCAAAAGGTCATTACAGAAAAAGCACAAACAGATGGTCAATACATCAAAGCAAACTCTGTTATGGATAAGAACAATAAAGTACTGACAGCACAGGCTAAGAGCTTTGATAATGACAGTAAGCTTAAGATGGCAAATATCATGGCTGATGTATGGAAAGTACACCATACCAATGCCGCTGACCAAGCCGTACCTAATGATGTCAATAAACTCAATGCGTCTAATATTGGGCGTGTGATTGAAACAGCCATTACAGGGGTAACTTCAGCATAATCTGTAATTAACCAGTCCTTACAATAATAAGCTAAAGTAGCAATACTTTAGCTTTTTTATTGGTTTAAATAGGTAGGTTATGAGTTTTTTAAAAAAGAAAAAGACATTTACAAATACGGACAGTGCTTCTTTGTATGCCCCTAGTCAAGTCAGTGATGCAAAACAGGTTAAGAAGCAAGCCATTAAACAATGGGTATTTGAAGGTTCACAAAGACCCTTACATGAGTATTTATTAGCTTCCAGTCAAAATGGCTTAAAAAGCAGATGGGATAAGTTATATGAGCTGGTACAAACCAAAAATATCTATAGTGAGTATCGTTGGGATTTTGGTGAGTACAGTGCCATAGGCAAACCACTAAAACAATTAAATTGGAAAAAAGCAGCGGAAGAGTATCTTAAAGAAAAATTCCCAAACCAAATAGATAAATTTTTGCACATAGATCATGGAGACTTATGGGAATTGCCTAGTGTAGATGCTTGGGCAAGAAAGCGTTTTAGATTTAGACAAGTGAATAAAACTGACCATAATCATGAAGTACTCATACAAAGTAATCCAAGATATGTGGTGGTATTAGTAGGTAATGATTATAACCTACAATCGTGGTATCTTGGTTCTAGTAGTTATGTTAACAAACCTAATTATCACTATCTACACCCTAAGAATCGCTTAAGTCGTGCACACAATTATAGTAGGGCTTATAGAACAAAATTAGAAACAAATCCAAGGGAAATTAGAGAGTTAGCCAACTACCCAAGAGTAAAACCTTTATCTAGAGAGTCTTATACCTTTGTTAAATTTCTAAAAGAAGACTACGATAAAATCATGCGTGAAGAAGTAGCAAGTAAAGACACGATGCCTATCGCAGAGCTGATTGGGATAGATGCTAAATCACTACTGCCTAATATCTCTACAAACTATGTACCTACCCCTTATCCTGATGATGAACGAGATACAAAACCTTATGAATGGTTTGGTGCAGAATATATTGATAAACAAGGTAATGTACAAACCTACTATGAACATATCCCTGATTTAAGAAATCATCGTATTGGGGCATTGGCTAGTAAACACACAACTACAATACCCATCAGTCAGTATCACCCAATACCAATACGAATCTCTGATTATGATATGGATAAAGATTCAGAACTGCTGACAGGAAATTCTTTATTGGGTAAATTGTTTTTAAATAGACAAAGACGCACAGAACAATTAAAACAAAGCCACGAGCGTATCGCCTATGACCGTGCTTATGCAGCAGAAGCATTAGCGGTACTTGGGTATGATATTAAAGAATTAATTTCTAGTTTTCGTGATAGTATGGGTGCTGATTGGGGTAAATTAGATGATGTATGGATACACTTGAGCGTACCGTTGCCTTATGATAAATCAGATTTTGATGTACCTGTACTACACAAATACTGGCATCTGTATAACTACATGATGTTTAAGTTTAGGATAGCAACTTACTTTAATCCTGATTATCAAGCATATTATCGTCAGTTTACTTATATGTATAGCCTGCCTACAGAGTATGGTGGCATTGATGACACTGTGTTTTGGAGACAGCAGGGCAATCCGTTTACTTTTCAATCACACAGATTCAAGGTGATGACATACAACCGTGAACACATAGATGATTTTAGAAGTAATTTTATTAGGCATAACTCCCCAGTTAATGAATATGAACTAGAAAATAGTACTGAACGCATGGCTCAGAGAATAAATACCAGTAATGGCAGTACTTTTGATATTCCCAATGAACTGCTGGATATCAGAATAAACCATCAGACGAATGGCTCTTATACAAGACCTGATAACTATTGGTTTGTGCCCTATAACTTATACCCTTATAACAGAATACCTAAAACAACAAGAACACCTATAGGAAAAAATAGCACCTTAATGGCTTCAACGCTATATGGCAGTAGGGTAGTGGGCTTTACTACATTAGCCTACCATAATTTACCTGTCATGCCTTACTTACTAAAACAATTAACTCGTCATGAACAAGATGAACTTTTACAGTATGCAATGCAATTACATACCCGTACAGAAGAAACTGTCAAGGTATATCGTGATTGGGTTAAACCAGCTGTTAAGTTTGGTGCTGTGATTGTTGGTATTGCTGTTGCTATCATAACAGGGGGTGGTGATGGTGGCAGTACTTATGCAGCTTTAGTGGCTTTAGCAAAGTCATTGGCAGTAAGTCTTGCCATTAATTTTGTAGTAAAAATTGCTGTTAAGTTAGGACTGGTTTCACCCAAATTAGCTGGCTATTTACAACTGATTATTACAGTGGTTATGGCGGCTCATGGTGCAAGTTGGGACTTTAGTAAGCTTATAACCGCACCTAATATTATGACTGCAGTAAACCAGTCATTTAATGCTTATAACAAACAAAAAGCTTATGAGTTAGCTGAAGTATATAAACAAATCCAAGATGAAACTGTCAAGTATCAAACCAAAACAGAAGCACTCAAAACCAAACAAAAGATGTTGGATTTGGGCGTAGCTAAAGATGCTAAGCTGTATCTTAATATGCCAAGCTATGCACCTAAAGTAAACTTATTTGAGACACCTCAAATGATGTATGCTAGGCATAGTAACATCAATGTCGTCAATTTGTCTTTAGGTACAGTAAGTAATTTAGCTGATGGTTTACTAAGTAAACAACAAACCCCTAATCTAACAACTGTGGCAGACATACAACAACAAGTTGAAGATGTTCTTTTAATCACTTAACTCTAAACCAAAGGAGAAATTTTATGAATGAGATTGTTGCCAATCCTTTTTATGTACCAACAGTAGGTAGTTATTTAACTAATAATACCCCAACAGATACATCTACGATTGCCCCTACTACTGTGCCTACTATGACCCTACCCGCTGATACTGTAGTTACCCAACCTAAGTTTAAGGTAGATACTTCTAACCAACCCTATGCTAATTACAATGGTTTAGGTCTACCAAGCCAACAACAACAGTGGAGAAATGCGGTAGGTAGTGTAGGTAGTCTTATCCAATCAAGCTTATCTAACAATACAAGGGGCTTTAGAAACAGTTGGGGACAAATGAGTACTGGTGAAAAGTTTAATACTGGCTTAAAAGCAGTAGGTTCAATTCTTGAAGCAATTAACGCTAGAAAAGCACATAAGCTTGCTAAACAGACATTGGCTCATGATATGATGAATAACAATCGTAACTATGAGATGCAAGCCAAAGCTTGGAATAATACGCTAGAAGAAAGACAACGCTATCGTCAAGCGTATTGGGAAGCCAATAATAAAGGTACAGGTATTGCTAGACCTGAAAGCATTGGGGAATACTTAAATAGATATGGAGCGAAGTAATGAGTAATTTTGATACAGTATTTAGTACAGCACCTAAGTGGACAAATATAGAAGCCATTGATGCTACTGATGTCATTAATAGTGCTTATAAAAATGCTGAACTTCAGAACAAAGCTTTTAAACAACTAACTGAAGCAGGTGCTGATGTATTTAAATATGCACAGCAACATAAACTTAATGAAGTTGAGAAAGAAATCAATGCAATGAATCTAGATCAATTTCAAACTACTGATAAAGCTGCCTTGATTGACGATCTGATAACCAAATATGGTACTGACATTGGTGGTTTTGATGCTGCTAATATAAACAGCATTAATAAATATGTAGATGGTCGTAATACTACTTTAATCAAAGACGCAGTAGATGCTATTGATTATGATAGTAAGTCAAGAAAAAATACCACAGAAGTTATGCAGTATGATGCTGATAATACTGCTGATGTAATCCACAATTTAACCAAAACCACAAGTCTCTTACCTGATGGTCATCCTGATAAAGATAAAATATATCAGCAAATAGAGAGCCTTACAGAAAAATTTATGACTAAGCACCCTAGTGGTAGTACTTTTTTAAATAGATCTCTACAAAGCATCGTAGACGCTGATAAAAAAGCGAAAATAGAATCAGTACGACTTGATAATGCTCATGTTGATGAAGTTGTTAAGTTATATGGATCTGCTTATATTTCTTATTTAACTCAAATTAGTGCTCTTAAAGCTGAAGAAGCTAAAGCCAATAAACTAGAAGATTCAGAAGCTAAAAAACAAGCACTAGCTGATATTGCATTTGATAAGGCAGCATTAATATCTCATTATGGTTCAGAGATGATTGAGTCCTTAAAAAACCCACTCATCTTAGCGAGACTAGAGCAGAACGCTTATAACGACTTCCATGCTAAACGCATGAATGAAGCGGAGTATGAAGCAGCTATTTCTGCTATTGAAAATGCTAAAAAAGAGCTTGATATTAAGAAATATGGTATTGATGTATCAGCCCAAACAGCTTCTGAAGGTCATGCCGTTCAGTTGGCAGGTATAAATGTAAGGGGTGATGGCTCTGGCGGTTCATCAAAGGAAGTTAAAGCTAGAAAAGAAAACAATGTAAATAGGCTTACTAGTGTTGGTTTAACTGAAGAGCAAGCTCTTGGGTTTATCGGTGAAAATGGTGAATTTAATCCTAATAAGGTGTTAGCTAGTACACTTGCTTATGCAAACAAGCTACATACCCAACATAACAATTCTCACATTCAAGGCTCTAAAGTAAGTTCTAGTGAGTGGTTTACTAAAGAAGCACCTAACTTAGCTAAAAATGCAGGAGTAAGTGATACACGCTTAAGAGACTACTTCGATTTAGCTCGTAAACATGGAAAGACTGATGTGGAGAGAATTAAAATTGTAGAGGCAGGTATTGCAGGTAGACTAGACATTGCTTATCAAGGCAATGGTTGGGGTATCATAGATATGTTTGGGGTAGCTAGGAATGATTCCCTTGATAATATGGAATATACACTTTTAAATAAGAATGTTCTTCATAATATTAGGACAGAGATAGCTAATGAAGCTTTCTATAGAGCTGCTAACGATTTCTCTCTCTATCTACAAGCAATTAATACAGCATACCCAACAGGACTTGAAGGGTTTGTTAGAGATAATGCAGTAACTTTAAATCAAAACAAGGCATTTAAGCAATATGCAGATGCAAATACCATTAAACTTTTAGATGAAGCACTTGAAGCATCAAAAGAGAAAGTTGATAATCCTTTTTATGTACCTAACAATCCATCTCCACAACAAAAACAGCAGAGTAAGTCAAATGATAAAGGAAAAAATCAAAGTAAAACTCCAACCTCAACTGCACCAAAAACCCCTGTTGGTTGGGAAAGAAGTGTGGAGAACGGAAAGGAAAGTCTGGATAAAGCTCTTAGGTATTTTAATATAAGATAGATCTAAGTAAGAGTTACTGTTTTATATAAACCCTGATATATAAATATCAGGGTTTATATACTTAACAATATTACTATTAATATCCTAAGCGTCAAATGAGTATTTCAATAAAAATTGTTATCCAAATACTTAAATAGATAACTAAAACAGTTATAACTAGTATCTTGATTTTACGATACCAGCCGTTTACTTTGGCTTTGTGATGTAATGATTGAGCACCTTCTATTGATTTATTTAATACTCTATCTACAGCAGATTCTCTTTGTTGTACTTCAATCGTAATTTCATCAAGATCACCTAAATCCTCTTTCTTAATCTTGATGGTTATTTTCTCTGGTTTCTTATTCATAGTTAGTAACTACTAGTTAATATAAGTAATATAAGATTACCGCCTTTGGCGGTGGTTTGGTTGGCTTTAAAGTAATATAAATACCTAGTATAAAAAGATTACCCTATTAAGCTAAACCCTGTCAATAGAGTTGCTCTACTCACTTACTCTCAGATTTTGAAATCAACTCTACTACTTTATTACACAGTTCAGTGACCTTATCCAGTAAACTCTCAGCAGGGTGATTGTTATCCTTGGCTTCATTAGATTGACCAAAGGAAGCTACTGAATGTAGAGTGATGATCACCAAAGTGGTGCAAGCCAGTAAGAACATCAAAGGCATATGCCAGTAGTACTCTAGTGCAGGCACTACAGTAAGTGATTGGGTTAACCTAATGTAAGCACACACTAATCGGATGGCTAATAGAGCAAATGTAATCGCAATAGCTAGAGCCACAATAACAGCTACTCTAAACCAAAGCATACGAACCTTTTCAAGTTCTGCTCGTTGTTGATTGGTTTGTAGCTCTGCATTGACTGCATCTATCACTGGAGTGGTTAATGCCTTCTCTCGCTTTATAGCCATCCAGTATTCCTTAAGCGGTAGATCATGGCTTGTTCAGATACCCAAAATTGCTCTGCCATATATTGTATGGTTGGTTTGGTAGCGTTCTCTACCACATAATCAATCACGCCTTTTGGCATCAGTAACTCTGCTGCAAAAGCATTGGCTTCAATCTCAAGATTATTGGTTGTACCTTCTTGACGAAACAATGTCACAGGACTATCTTCACGCTCCCCATGTAGTAGGACATGGTGTCCTAACTCATGGGCAAGGGTAAATCTCTGACGGTTTGAGTGCTGGTTAGCATTAACTCGGATAACTGGCTGATCTCCATCAAGGCTATAAGAACCTGATGTCGTGTCTTCCATATCGCTATCCAAAATCACTGTTACACCTAAAGCTTCTGCAATATCTTCTGGCTTAATAGGCAGCTGTCTATCCCAGTAAGTACTTAGGATATTACGAGCCATATTTACTGCATAGGTCATATCTCCCCCTTATACTTAACAAACCAGTGGCTAGTGTAAGTATATAATAAGGTTTCCGTGCACAGTGTCAATACAAGGGTACTTATATTAACTATAAAATATATAAATATCCCATATAAATATTGACTCATACAGCTTCATCAATTAGCTTCAATGACATGATCTCAATAATATCTACCCCAAATACTTCTAACCATGCTGAAGCAGGGTAATGGTTAATCATCAAACCATAATGGTCTTTTTTGACTGGTTGTACATGGTTTTGTGTACACCATCTTTTTAGCTTTGTCCAAGGGTAGAGTACTTCAGTTCTAAGATATACTTCAGTTGTAGAAGCTGATGGTTCTTGTAGTATGACTGGTTTAGGTTCATTCACTTCTTCTTTCATTTCTGTCAATACAGTAATGGCATCTTGAAATGTTGAAATGAGTGTATCAATTTTAGTAAGAGACATAATATTACTCCTATAAGTTAAAAGAATTAATAAAAAACAAACCACAAAAGCGTCCAACGGACGCAAATTAGTTATCTGTCCTGCTCTAGTTGTAAACTTACTTTATTTCTTAAGTAATTGGATAGATAAACTATGAGTACTGATCTTGATAAAGTTCTTCAAAAATTACAAGCAGCCCAATCACGCAATATTGCTCAAGTAGAACAAGCCCAAAAGAGGATGGGTATTGAAACCCATAGCGAAAGACAGAAGCGTCTTACAGATGAAGAAGCTGCACGATTGACTTCAGAAAATAGTTTTTATAAGCAAGCTGCTACAAATAACACTATTACACCTGAGATTGCTCCTGTATATTCTCCTAAAGTCACAGCTAGACATAACGGAGGTAACATACTCACTGATACAGGATGGGGTGCTGCTTCAGGTGTAAACTCATTAATTCAAGGTGGTTTAGCAACAGCTGATACACTATTTACACAGCATGTTGTTAATCCAGTTAATAACGCTTATTCTATGTTTACTGGAGACTCCAAACCTTTAATTCCAATGCCTGAGAGTGAACAGAAGATAGCAGGGCGAGTTGTCAATGCAGGGATATATCAAGCTGCATTAAAGAAGCTGGGAATCTATGATGCAAAGGCTATAGAAGAATATATAGCTAAAAAATACTCTAATGAATATTACCGTCAAAAAGCTGAAGTAGATGAAGCAGTTAAAGATATTGAAAACCCTTTACTCAAATTTGCTGCTACTTTTGGGCATAGTTTAACTAAACCTAATCTCTTGGCTTCAGGTGCTGGATCATCTTTACCCCAAGCACTTCCTGCAGGTGCTATTGGCAGGGCTGCAAAGGTAGCTAATGCAGCTTTATCAGCAAGTACAAGAGCAGGAATAGGTACAGCAGTTACATCTGCTGTTGTAGAGATGGGTGATACAGCAAAGGATAAGGGCTATAGCACGCATAGGGATATGGCTTATGATCTCGCTACAGGTGCAGGTCTAGGTCTTGTTAGTAAAGGATTGCCTTCTTCATTTTCTACTGAACAAATCATTGCTAATGGAGGTGTTTCAAGGATATTAGCTAACTCTGCAAATAGAGCTCGTACAACAGCTGTTAATACAGCTACTGAAACAGGTCAGGAAGCTGTACAAGGTGCATTAGAATCTGCTCTAAACCAACAACAAAAAGAAGGTAAAATTGATTGGGGTAAAGTAGGTAAAGATGCAGGTATGGAAGCTGCTGTAGGCTTTGGTATGGCAGGTGGTCCTGCTATAGTAGGTAACATAAAAGCAGCAGTAGGGGATGTTAAGGGTTTTAGGTCTACTTTAAAGACAGACCCAAATAACAAAAACTATGATCCTAATTATGCTTATCAAGTCAGTGCAGGCAAAGCTGCTTTAGGTGAGATAGATATTGATAGTGCTAAAGCTGAACAGACTCAAGCATTAACAACGGCTATGAGTCGTCTTACTGAATTTGATGAAAAACTGGCACAACTGCCTGATGGTAAGAAAAAAGAGAAATTACAAAAAAAGCGAAATGATTGGTTTAATAACCAAGTACAACCCTTACAAGATACCGTTGCTGCGTTAGAACAAGTAAGTAACTTACAGTTATCCCAAGAAATGTCTTCTGATGAAGTCTTACAGCGTATTCTTGACCTAAATGCTGAAGCTTATCATAACCGCAAACAACAAGCAGACCAACAACTGACGGATGCTGTTAATTATCAACCTGAAATCCCTGAATATACTAATGTGGATGGTGTTGGGACTGGTACTACTAATATACAGCAAGCATCTACAGGCGTTATTGCCATTGGTGATAGCATTGCCAATGCGTTTGGTAATCAATATAAAAAGGCTGGTGTTACTTCTTACAGTAAAGACGGTCGTAATCCTAATGAAGTACTTAATACCATCACGAAACTTAGTAAGAGTGAATTACAAGGTAAAACTGTCGTTCTATCTACTGGCTTATCTAATAATACCAAGGCTGATTTAAACACAATCCGTAAGCAGATTAAGTATCTAAAAGATAATGGTGCATCCGTACAAGTTATGGGTGTTGCTAATAACTTTAAAGATGACAGTAAGCTTGGTACTCGCATGAATACTGACTTAGCTAATATTGCTAAGGAAATGGGTGTAACTTTCCTTGGTGGTTTTGATTATGCTAAAGCAGATAAATACAAAGCACACCCTGATAGTGGATGGTATAAACCAATTTATGACAAAGTAGGTATTACCCAAGCACAAGGACAAGCAGTAACAGGTACATCTCAGTACTCAACTAACTTCAGTATTGATAATAGCAATAAGAGTCGTGATGACTTGATTATGGGTACTTATACGGCTTTTCGTAAAGCAGGCTTTACTGATGGGCAGGCACGCTACTTAATTGGTGAGGTAAACCGTGAAAATGGCTTTAGTGCTAAGACTATGTTTGGTTCTCACTCAGACCATGCTAATGGTGCTAATAACTTTGGCTTCATCAGTTGGCAACAAGGCAGGCGTACTAACCTATTTAAGTTTTTAAAAGATAGGGGAATTGATGTTAAAGAGTCAGGTATTCCACAAACACAAGCCAGTTTAGATGCAATGGCTGCTTTTTTTATGCAAGAAATGAAAAGTGGTGGAATAACACTTAGTCAGTATAGAGGTGGTACTTATGATACTCGTAACTTCTTAAAACAAGCCAACCCTGACTTAAAAGACAGACGCTGGGGTCATGCTGCTATTGGTTGGGCTTATGGTCAAAATAAATTAAAAAGCGGTGCATCATTTGACTCTAGCACACATGAAGCCAAGTTAGATAAGGGTCATGCTGATATTAATCGTCTATTAGGCTCTAATTACACTGGGTCTTTTTCTAGTCAGTCTAATAACAGTAATATAAATGTAGATGATAACCGTACAGCACAAGAGCGACTAGAAAGTTTAATAACGAAATTAAAAGATGAAAAAACCAAAACTAAAGAAGCAGAAGCTCAAAAAGCGTTGCAAGACAAGATTAGCTCACTAGAAGCACAGGTTGCTGATAATCAGACTAACTCACAACAAGAACAAGTCTCTGTAGAGTCTGAAGCAGTCAGTAAAGCACAGCAAGATACCTTTGATCAAGTCATCCGTTATTCTGAGATGCTCTCTGATGACATGATTAACATTTTGGTAGAACAAGGTGCATTAAGTGAAAAACACGCTGAGAAACTTCGCTTATTAAAGGAAGTGCGTGTTGTAGAAAATGCGACTAAAAATACAGACGATGTTAAGCATGATATTTATATTGGTAAAAAAGCCAAGCGTGCTGAAGATGGTTATATTGGTTTACAAAGCTACCAACAAGGTTTGGTACAGTACTTAAAGACAGATGATATTGGCGTACTAGACAGTTACTATAATCACTTGTCTAGATTCAATGAAAGCCATACATCTAAAGCGAGTGCTGCTAAACAAGCAATGGATAGCTTTGATGAAAATCAACAGCCGTTGTATATTGCCCGTAAAGCAGATAGCCAAGAATGGGAAGTACATGAAGGCAGTATCTCAAAAGAGTTGCGTGCTAAAACAGGTGCTATTGAGATTAGTAATATCTCAAGAAACTTTGTTAATAATTTGATTGAAGAAGCTGCTCATCTTAATCAAATCAAACAAGGTTATGATAAAGCTTATGAGTTACATGGTGCATCTGACCGCATTAAAGAATCAGTTAAAGTATCAGACTTTGGTTTAACAGACTTCAGTCAAATTAATACTGGCGTATCTCAGCAACAACAGCCTGTACAAGTTACTCGTGCATCAAATATTAATCAAACGCCTGTAGCTGATGTTACAACATCAGACCCTACTATAGAGCCTACAACAACACCTACACAAGAATCTATACCTGTTACACCACCTGTAACAAAAACACCATCTAGTGTACCTACCCAAAGAAAACCTTTTCGTTTGCCTACAAACCCATATAACGATACTTTGGCTCGTGATAGTAGTGTGGGTGAATATCAGCGTAAAATCCAAGAAGGCGTGGCAACACCTAATTATGTTTGGCTTGGGCGTGGTGAAAGGCAGGTCAATGATGAAGGTAAAATGGCAACAGTATCTTTATCTAGTATCTATCGTGGTACTGGGTCAGCTAAAGACCCTAAAACTGGTCAAGTTACTGTTAGAAGTAATGTCTTTACTGATGAAAATAAAGAAGTCATTAAAGCAGGTATCTTTGGATCACCTATCCAATCACCCATCTATGTCAATTCAACCAACGCTCATGATCAACAGAAGCTTAAGTTGATAGAAGAGTTTGGTGGGGATATGTATAGCATTGTGCATGATGGTACGCAGGCAGGTAAAGATGCTGCTATGATTGAAAGTGCTAACCGCTATATGGACTTTATGCGTGTTGCTGTTAGCAATAACCAAGACTTTAGTCGTGCATTATTACAGATGGCTGCTGACCCTAATACTGGTTTTGTTGTACAGCACAAGATGAGTAACTCAGCGTTTAGTGAAGCTGCGATTGTTCCTAGAGTGGTAGAAGAACTCCGTAAACACCCAGCACTACAAAAAATATCATATAAAGAGCAACCACAAGCTGTCTTTAATGTTCTATCTAATATGGGTACATTAATGGCAGATGGTCAGTTTCATAGTGAAATTCAACGACCTATTGATACGAATACCTTTGGTAAAGAAGATAACTTATATAAACCCCATGTCTTTTCTAAAGATGATTTAAATAAGTTCAATGAATATACAGCTACTAATAGTACTAGTAATACAAATACTGATTTAAACAGCGGTAATGCAGGAAATAATACTCCACCTAATATTACTGATAATAATGGAATTACTGAAACTGGTATTGATGAAAATACAAATACTGGTTTTGACCTTAGTGTCTTTGAATCTCATCAAAATAACACCACAGAAGCGACAAAGACGCTTCCTACAGATGTTTCTACCAATACAAAAGAAAACTCTACCCAAGAGGCTGAATCTTCTGCAGATGAGCTTATAACACCACAAGAGGCAGTTGCAGTAAAGCGTAATTCATCTATACCAACGAACCGTGCTAGTAATGCAATCACGAAAGAAACTGTACTAAAACCAATGCAGGTTCGTAAACTAGAATCTACTTCTAAAGCAAAAGAAGAAAACAAAGCAGAAGATACAGTTTATATTACAAATACGCCTATTGAAAAGAGCTTTATCAATAAGCCAGTTAAAGTAAGTGATTTAGCCAGTTCTATAGAATCATCTCAGATTAAAACTAAAGATAAATCTCAAGCTGAAAACCAAGCACTAATCAGTGTATTGTCTAGATATAGTCCTGATATTAAAGTTAAGATTCAAGACAAAACTAGCTATGACGAAAAAGCCAGTTATGATGATGACATTATCCGTGTGAGTGAAGATAGTAAAGATATTACTCGTGATATTGCTCAAGCAATGGTACATAAGCAGATTGGTAACATTGCTGATGAACTAGATACCCTAGATCATGTGACTGCCTTGGCTAACATTGAAGCCAAAAAACAAAGAGATGCTAATAGAAAAGAAGGTAAACAAAACACTGATACGCTCTTTGATGATGAAGTTATTGACAGACAAGCCAAGCTGGGTGAATTACGCTTAACAATAGACAGTATCAATAAAGATGTGCGTAAGCACATGCGTAAAATCTTATCTGACCCAAATCAAAAATTTACTGAAAACAGTAAAGCACTACTGATGAGAGCAACGGATTCTGCTGCTGATTTATTACAGCTTGGTTTATTTAATGAAGATGTTAAGTCTGTACTAAAACAAGTTAAAGTATCTCGTGGTAAGAACAAAGTTACTAAGGCTTATCATGCTTTAATGGATGCTGTTACTAATTTCTTTGGGTTTAGTAAAGATGAATCTACAGCGTATACAAAACTGTTAGGTATTGTTAGTGATAGCACTTCTTTGAGTGTTTTAGATAGCGAAGGTAATTTCTCTAAATCTTCTGAAGCTAAAATACGCCAATTAAATGAGCCTGCTAAAAATATTGAGGAAGATCTGACAAAACCTATTACTGCAACAAAGGATTCTAAAGCTGTTAGAAATATCTTAAAAACAAGCTTTAGGCAAGTACAGACACTACATAAACCGTTAAGTAGTATCCAAAACTTTGTCAGAGAGCTTTATACAAATCCAGTTAAAGCCAGTCAGATATTAAATCTTGAGCCACCTACAAAAGCACAAAGAGAACAGATTAATGATTTTGCTGAGTTTACTGCTGAGTTTCGTGAGCATCTAAAACAAGTATTTAAACCAACGGATGAAGGTTATGAAAACAGAGCGTTGGCAAACTACTTCTATGATAAACAAACTGGTGAATTTGATAGTAATGTTTTAGATGCACTAAGTTATGGTGCTTATGACTATCTAAATAGCGTTGCTAATCATACTATGAATATGCGTGATGATATTCTTGCTTTGCTTGGTTTAACCAGTAAGGATGTAGAACAAAAAAACAATGCTCACATTACTAAAGAAATGTGGGAAACCTATAAGTATATTGGCTCAGGTTATGTCAAGGTTGCTGATGATTTAGGTAAACGAATTGCTGAAACATTAAACATTCAGCGTACAGAAAATGGTTCTATTACGGTAGATTCTCGTCTGTATTCTGCACTGGGTACTTGGGCATTATCAGCAATGCAATCTGCGGATTTAATTCACTTACATAGCATTTCTAGTGAAAAACATAAAAAAGCTATTGAAGAAGTTCGTGGTGTTATTGATGAAAAAGATTTTAATTCACATGGTACTGTTCGTTTTGTCTCTATTACCAATAAAGAAGGTGAAGGTATAAACAAACGTATCAATGAAATCAGTGAAGCCAATAAAGGTACAGCAGGCTATCTGACAGATATTATGGGTGGTGTTAGTGCTGTACGCATGCCATCACTTAAGCCAATAGAAGAAAGCGTTGCTAATGTTAAGCGTAGAATCAAACGAACTGATGCAACAGTTACTGACCTACAAGCCCAGCGTGTTGCTAAAGCACAAGCCCATGCAAATGTGATTAATGAACCTACCTTTAGTCTATTAACTAATTTGGCTTCCCAACATGAAGATGCTTTCCTTGAGATGATTGGTGCTAAGTTAAAAGAAGGTGAACTACAAACAGCTCATATCAATGACCGTGATGGTTTAGAAGGTAAGGCAGAAGCTGTTATGCGTGATTGGACAAATGCTGTAGATTTCATCAATAGCATACCAAAAGTAGATGGTGTCCGTAAGTACTGGGATACAATGTTTATGGCTGTTAATAGTCGTATGCACTATAACAGTAATGTCTTTAACTATCAATCTTCTAAACTACACCGTGCTATGGCTGAGCCTAGTAACTTTAAAGTAACTGTACAGCTTAAGAATAAAGATGGCTCATCAGTATTAGACTCTTTACAAAGCAAGCTTAAAGAGTATGGTAAAGAAATTCATTCTAAACATTTGACTAAAGATGAATTAAACCTGACTTACTTCCTGCGTGCATTAGCTGAGAATATGGAAGGCAGTGAAGACTTCATTGAAGTTTATTTTGAAAGTACAGGTTCTAAAGAAATATTCACAGAAGGGTTTACCGTAGATAAGCTGCCCAGTTATGTGCTTATTCCTGCTTTTATAGAATACCTAAACCAAGAGCATATCCAAAAAGCGACAGAGATTGTTTCTAAAGCACAAGCAGGTGATAAGATTTCATCTACAGAGATGAATCATCTCAGTAGTGCTATTGCAGAAATGAAGATGGGAGCTAATTCTTTAAGAGCTCTAAGAGAATGGGCAGATTTTCAAACTGCACAAGAAAATAATCACGCTAATTTTACAACATCACTTGGTTTAGGCTCTGATGGTTTAAATAACGGTGCAGCATTGGCTCACTTTTGGAATGGTGCATTTTATAAAGAGTTATTATTACGCACGGGTTTTTTTAGTTTTAATGACCCCTTTAAATCTTATTTTGATGCTCGTCATGATAAGAATTTGGGTGATTATTATACTGCCTTTAAGAACGCTGTCATTAATGAGAAAGCACAAGAAGCTTTTATTATGGGGTTTCATGCGAATTTAGAAAAAGATCTAGCCAACCATAATAAACAGGTTTTTCGTGCATTAATGAGAGTACAAAAGAGTCTGACTAAACGAGCAGTGGCTAAGAGTGTCTTGATTCCATTTAACTATGGTGCAGGTATTAAATCACTTAAGAAAGCTGTATTTCGTACTTTCTTAAAAGAGATGCAAGATAATATTACACTTGCTGCTCAACAGGATATTGCAAATAAAAAAGCCCTAGAAGCAGGTCAAATGACTCAGTTAGAGTATGACACCCAAAGAGCTAAGCTTCTAAACCAAGTAATGACAGTAGACCGTTTATTCTCATTCATGACACAAAAGCCTATTCAATGGGATATTACTATTGATAATGAGCCTAAAGCAGTGGTTATTAATGAGAACTTAGATCTCAAATATATGCTAGAAGCTTGGATTAGCCCTAAAGATGAAGCTATGTTAGATAATAAATATAGCTTTACTATGGGTCAATATCTTGCAGAAGTACTGCAGGACTATGAAGCTGTTTATATTGAGAAGAATAAAGTCAATATGCGTATACTAAGCAGTACAGTTGAGTTATTTACTCAAATGTATCATGAAGTAGAAGAGCGTGCTATACAGACTGTTGCAGAGAGAATCTCTAATGCTTTAGTTGAGACTGGTTTAGATAGGGGACTGGCAAACGAATTAGCTCTTAAAGAAATTAGCTATCGTGGTTTATCTGATAAAGAGCGTGAAGAGCTTGTCCATTCTGTGATGGATAAAGTTCAGGCACAGATTCATAATGTATATTCTGTACAAAATAATGAATCCAAAGCTAAGGTTCGTTTAACACGCTTAGCAGAGATTTTGTTCGTAGATAAAGCGAATCTGACCAATAACAGCTTCTTCTTGGTAAATAAATCAGGTAAGTATCAAGCGACTTCGTTTGGTAGTCCTGCAAGACATATACATCTTGAAGATAAAGCTCTATTGGCTAACTCTGTTCAAACACAGTCTATGGATAGTTATATCTCATCCTTTGCTATGGCTATGGGTAAGAAGATTAATATTAATGTCCATGATGCAAATATTGGGGCTATTGATAATCAGCTTGATATGATTACCCAACAAAACAGAGCAACCTTCCAAGCTTTGGTAAGTTATCATGGTCAGCTTGAGTCATTACGGGCATTAACCAGTGTTATCCAAAGTAGCTATGCACTTATTAAAGATGGGGTTATTCGTAAAGATTTCCATGACAATGAAGTCTTTGCTGAGCTTACCCAAGAACTCTCCAGTCTAGTTGATGAAGTTAGAGATACTGAGCTTAATAAACTAGATCAGTTAGCTAATTTGGCTTATCTGCATCAGTATGCAGGTGAATTTGGTGAGTATCAAGTAACAGATGCTGATCGTCAAACTGCTCTTAAAGAAAAGAATAAGGTTGTAGATCAAATCAATCAATTAGAAAAAGATTTGGCTCTTAATACAACTATTAAGGTAATGAGTTATGAACCAAACAAAAGAACAGATACTACAAAACAGCAAACAAGCGAGTCTGGAATTGTACAACTCTCTGACACCAGAGCAACAGAACAAGTTTCCCAACTTCCCACAACAAGTACAGGAACAGACGGTACTCAGGGAGCTGCATTTACTAACTCGTCCAGTACACCAACTGAGCCAACAATCCAAAACCTAAAACAGCTTGACCAAACCATTAAAGGTTTGGTTAATGTCAGTGAAGTACAGTTAAAGCTTAATAAGATGTTGATGGGTAAAGCCAACCAACACCTAAGCAAGATGTCTGTGAAGTTTGCTGATGTAACTACGCCTAATGGTACTCGTGCCTATGGAAGCTATAATGTAACTACCCATACATTGACTTTGGATAACCAAACCTTTAGCCAAAGTGGTAACGATGAGAATAAGCTACGAGTTATCAATCATGAGCTTGTACACGCTCTGACTGAGTACGCCATCATCTCTAACGCTCAAGACCTACGCAGTGAATTAAATCATCTGAATAAGATGCTTGATGCTGTCATGGCTCAGTGGCAAGAAGATGTAGCGTTTAATAAAAAGTATGGGCATAGTCGTCATGACACCAAAGAAGATGATTTAACTTATGTTAATCAAATCATGGAAGTCATCAAAGCATCTCAAGAAGCTGATACAACTAATGGTAATCATTATGCTGGCTTAAGTGAGTTTATCGCTTATGGTATGACTGACCCTGAGATGATGCGTTATATTGATTACGCTATGGAGCTTGCTGATTTAGGTATCAAACCAAGAAAAGGCATCTCATCTGTGATGGATTTCTTGGTACGCTTAGCATCTAAGGTGCTTGGTTTTAAGGGTGATGGATATAAAGCATTTGTACAAAATGTTGAAACCATCATGGATAATCCACCTGTGGATTTACTGACCTTAACAAGTAATGATACTCGCTTTAGTGCTTCTGCTATGAAGTCAGTTCAAGCCAATATTAAGCGTGGTACAGAAGCCATGAATAAAGCCATCACAACCAAAGCGGATGTTAAGCGTGCTATGTATCGTAACGATATTGGATGGATTGATTTTGTTTGGGGTGATACAGGCATCATCAAAACCAATGGTAAAACCAAAGGAGCTAAAGGCATCAGTCATATCATAGAAGCAAGAATCCGTAAGGATAAGATGAGTTATGATGAAGTGGTTGAGATGCTGACACACAACATTGTGGAGACTATTGCACAAGGCAGTACAGCAGATGCTTATAATTCATCTAATGGCGTAAAAAATATTAAGATTACTCACAAAGGTTACTTTGTGGCTCTAAGGAAAGCTGAAGGCAGTAATGCTTGGGTGATCACCGCATTTGAGATATTTGAAGATGGTACTGGCAAGGGTGATGGCAAAACCAGTCCTACGCACAATCAGTCCTATTCCGCTCGTACTGATGTGGGAGCTTCAAACGAAACCAATATAACACAGGTTACTACAGATAGCAACGAAGACACTCGTTATTCACAGATATTTGATGAAACGGATAAACAATCTGCATCAGAAGTGTTTAATTCACTGGATAGTCAGACACTAACTGATAGGTGGAATAAGCATTTACAAGAAGTTTGGGATAGTCTGTTTGATGGTAATATTGCTTATAGTACTTTAAGTGAGATGGAGCAAAAGAGTCTTTTAGATACTGCTAAACAGGTGAATAAAGTGTTTGTTCCACATACATTCAATATGACTGTCAAAGAACAGCTATCTTACCAAGCAGTAACCAGTATTGTAGATTTCTTAGTAAACAATCATACTGATTCTAACATTACATCAGAACTTAATAAGATTCATGCACAACTGATTAAAGCTTATCCTACTGCTGCTGATCTGTATCCTGACTATCATACAGCTAATGATGAAGTTAAAAATCTGTATGATACAGAACACAGTAAATTGTTTAAATCTATAGGTGAGATGAATAACTTAGCTTCTGTTGTTGCTTTGGTTTTATCATCACAAACATTCAATGAATTAACTGATCAGAAAGTAGAATTACGCAAAACCAAACATGATAGTTGGTTTGATAAGTTCATGAATTTATGGCACAAAGCTATGAATTTATTGAGAACCAAATATATCAATGCAAATAGTACTTCTGAAGCAACCAAACAGCTTATGGCAAAACTGGTTAATGCTGAAACTAATGCTCGTCTAGCTCGTGTATCTATGATAGATAAAGCATGGAATACGATCTATCAAAAGCCTATGGATGCTGCTAACTGGGTATGGGATAAGACTTGGGATATTGGTAGTGAAGCTATCATCAGTGGTTTACCCATGTCCAGTCAAATGCGTGATACTTGGCGTAGTCATAAAGAGCGTATTAAAGCAGCGAAGCAATCAGAAAATCTTAGTAAGAGCAGTGTTGCAAAGGACAGTATGAACCTTACGATAGAAGCAGGTTTGGCGATTACTGGTCTAGATATGAATATGTCTTATGGTGGAAACCAAGACATCAAATCAGCAACACGGGGTTTTATCAAAGAAACTGTCAATGAAATGCTAGGTCAGCGTGGCGTGGGTCATACTGTAGAGCGTGTTATTCGTATTGTAAATAAAGTCGCCCAAGACCGTGCTAACTATAAGCAGTCTATGTTAAATAACTTTGCTTCTATTATGAAAGACCCTAAACGGTTTGATAACCACGCTAAGCAGTCTATCACTCGTACTGTAATGATGTCTGATGCACAGACACTACTGCATTATCATGGTATGGAACAAACACTCAATTATATTGCCAACTCAAAACAACGAAAAGTTCGTATTAAAGAGTTGGAAGATAAGCTACAGTCTTTGTCAAAAAACCGTGAGCATTTCAATCAACTGCTTAAAGATACCAAAGACTTGGCTTGGTATATGGTAGGTGAAACAGTCTCAGGCGATGTGAAAAAGAACGCTGAATTGATTGCAACTTCTGCAGGTACACGAAGCATTACCCCATACGAACAGATGGATCAGAATATCTTTGAAGCTGTAGATGAGCTAGTTACACTACATGGTTTAGAGATGGTTAATGGTAAGTATATGTACACAACACAGGACTTGATTCAAAATGAAGGTCAAGTGTTGATTGCTATGCTTAATACCCATCATGACCTTGTGAAGAAATCCAAAGAAGAGTTTAAGGACAATCCATTGAACTATATCAAAGGATTTAAGCCTGCCATTCATAATCCGCATGTAGATGTCGTTGCTGTAAAAGCTGAAGAAGTAGATGATTATATCCAAAAGGGCTATGAACAAGTACTACATGGTTCTATTGTTCAAGATGAGTTAGATAATACTGAACCTCGCTATCTGATGATTAACAAGAACGCACCCTATGCTCGTTATAACTCTGGTGGTTTGGATATGAAAGATACTCACTTCCGTGGTTATGAAGTCTTTAACTATAAGACTAATGCTAAAGAATTAGCTCGTGTAGGTCAAGGTCGTTTAAAGCGTAATACTGAACTTGCTAAGACAATGGATGCACGAAGCTATGATCCACGAAATATTAAGGGCAATCATCTCATTCCACGATATGGTAATGATATGCTGATTTTGGGTTATAACTATGAAATGTCAGGTGAATTAAGAGATAGGCTACTAGACCGTGATTTATCATTTGATATGATGTTAGCCACTATGGGTAGTGAATTGGTTGCTAAACCAAAGTTAGTAGATACACAGCGTACATTAGCACAGGTACTGGCTGAAGACGCTAAGAATCCTACAACTGGTTTTAAAATCTCACCTGTACACTTTACCGTGATTAACCCTAATTCTCCTGACCCAAGAGTTCAAGAGATGCTTCGTATGATGCCTTATGAGTTCTACCAAGAAATGCAGCATCAATTTGGTAAGGGTAAACCATTTGTTATCCGTACAGCAGTATTTAACTCTGTCTTTGGTTTTAGAAAATATAATGTCTCTGAAATGTTTGATAAGGTGAGTGGTGAGCGTAATTACTTTGAGAAGTTCATGGTAACTTTGTATGAAAATATCTATGGTAAGCAAGCTCGTAATAAAGCTGCTAATCATCAATATGTTTGGGAATGGTTTGTTACCCAAGCCAAAGACCTTATTGTGATTCGTTCTGTCAAAGTTCTGATTGGTAACATTATCGCTAATGCGTTAATCTCAGCAGCTCATGGTATTACACCTACAGAGTTAGCAAGGGGTATGTTCTATGCTTGGAAAGAAGGTAAAGCTTATCGTCAATTACAAGCAGAAGAGCAGCGTATTAACTTTGAGATGCTTAATGCAACTTCTGAATCTCAGCGTAAGAAGCTTAAAGCACAGTTAGTTGCTGTCAGACAGAATATGCAAAATTCAGGTATGCACGAGTACATGGAAGAAGGCTTGATGAGTACGATTGTGGAAGACATTGATATGGGTTCTGAAACCAAGTTATTTAAATCTGACTTTGAGAAGAAATTAGATAACCTTGCAGAGAAGATACCACAACCAGTACGCACAACAATGAAGTGGGCAACATTCCACCCTGATACTGAGATTCATAAGTTTTTGAGTGAATCTACTCAGTTCTCTGATTTTGCTGCTAAATTTGTGTTAGCTAAGCATATTGAAAGAAAATCATTGAAGATGGGTAAATCTAAGAAAGCTGCATTTGAAGATGGTATTCAGATGGCTCAGGAAGTATTTATTAATTATGACATTCCTACAAACCGTACACTACAAGCAGCAAATGATTTGGGTCTGTTTATGTTTACTAAGTTTACTGTGAGATTCCAACGAGCACTAGCAAGACAACTACATCAAAATGGCGGTCATGCAATGCTTCAACATTTCATGGTAGAAGAATACTTACCTGTTGCTGGTTTATTAAATCCATTTTTCCCTATGTTTAATCCAGGTCTTGGGGCATTTACGGGTATTGGTGCATTAGCACAGTTACCATTAATAGCTATGTTCTTGTGAATAAGAAGGGTGTCTTGATTTATTAGTCTAAAATTTCTATACTAATACGCACTAAAAACCTACCTAATATGGGTAGGTTTTTGGTATTTACTCCTAATATTCATGGGGTTTATTTATGGTATAAATAAACTGGTATAGGTATGTTTGGGGATATTTTATATACTAAACCTTCACTAATTAAGTGTAATGGTATTACCCTAAAAGTACTCTAATTGCTGATAGTTATTGACGCTTTCACCGCATTAACCTAACTTTATATAAGCTTGATGCCATCATGGAAGGGGATTTGACTGAGCTTTTAGACAGCTTATTGCGTGAACATCATGCTGATTTGATGGCAAGTGTGGGAGCAGAGTAATTTAGGGTAATTATTTTATGTCAATTACCCTAGGATTACCCTAAATGGTACTTAAAAATATCCCTAAGATTAGTCAGGTAAGTATTAAAAATAGCTAAATAAGTTTATCAGCTATGATGTAAGTTCGGATAAGTGCAATAACAGGGTGTACATAACCTAAAATAATGAGTACTTTTTGTATATAACGCTCCTTAGTGTTAAATAAATGTTGTGTAGTATTTAAGGTAAAGCACCTTAATGGTGCTTTAGTATAATTTAATTATGGGTTAAAAAGTTATTACTGTC